TCTGTACAACACACTCTGTTGTTGGTTTGTATTTTCTACCTGGTGCCCATAATTCTTTATGAATACCAACTGCACCAAAAATACTTTTCCTAGCTGGTGCTATAAAATCACCTCCTTGAAGTTTGAAGTTCTGCATATTAAGATTTTGAAGAAGTTTTACTGACCCCTTAAGCTCAGTATATCCTGTCCAATAATTATAAATGAATTTAAAGAAGATGAAACGTTTCACTGAAGGTAGATTAGAATATTTTATACACACATTATGATTAAAGAATATTTCTCTTTGTGCTGCAGATAATTTTGATAAAAACTCCTTCATTTTTACCAACAAAAGTCTTCTTCCTCCTCTTGTATCTGCCAATGTATTCAGTACAGTGTAAAAATAACAAGTCCCTTGTGTTTGAATTAACATTTTTAATATTTAAGGATATTAAAAAACAACTACTCCGTAGTTGGACTACGACACCGGCCAAATGTACTCCGGATACTCTTCTTGTGACACATCAAAATGATAAAAGTCTGGTTTCTTCCTATTCAAAGAAGCTTGATGGGACTTGAATACATCCTCGCGCCCCCACCAATCTGGCTTCTTTGGATTGCTACAATGAGGAAGTTTCTCCATGGTATTCTTGTATCCACGAAGAATCCATTCGTCTATACAAGCATTACAGTACATTGCCAAGAAACAATCATATCCCCTCCACATTTTCACAGCTGGGTGATTTTTCCAGCCGTGAGAATATCCCTTGAGAGTTCTCCATATTTGATAAGCTTCAACGCGTTGTTTACCAAGTCTGCGATAATCAAGCGCTTTTGCGTTTTTGATCAGATCGGGGGAAGTTACAAATGTATTTACCATCTTCGTTGAAGTTTACTTCAAGAAGTTCGAATGAGGCCCGTTCACTTATCCTCGAAAGTTTATCAAGATTTGCAATTGAAAGTGGTACCCAGTCTTCTTCTTCAAGACCAAGTGTTGCGCGTCGACGTGGGAAGGTGGACAACTCCTTGGAGTTGTCCAACTCCCTGGAGTTGGACTCAGGGGGTTCAAACCAGTTCATTATTTACTAATAGAACATATTGTTTAATTGCATTGCGACATCCACAGAATCTTGCCGACTGTTCTTGATTTGCTCCTGAATTCCAAAATGGGGTGGAAAATTACGAATTGGACTTTCATAATTGTTTCCGCCGCCTTTTACCCAAACATTTTTTAGGGATCCATCAGGTGAAAATGATGGTTTTATATCATTCTTTCTCTCAATCCTCTCATAGATATTTCCCATGTATTTTTCATTATAATAAACATCAGCTGTACAATTTTCAAAAAAGTCAAGACGGAACGACATTTTAATATCAACGAATCGAGTGTTTAAATGAACCTGTTCACGTCTTTCTTCTTTTTAAACCACGTCTCGCACCTGCTGCAGAGCTTTCACCTCTATTTGAATTTGGACTTTTATTTCTATTAGAATTTGATGATGAGTTTGAACCAAGACCTGCATTTACTCTGGCATGCTTACGAGCTGTTTTTGCAGAAGCTGATTTGTTCTTTGGTGAGCTTCCTCTAAGTCTCTTACGATTTTGAATAGATTTCAAAAGATTATTATATATAGAATTCAATGCAATTGGTGTATGAGAACCTCTTTTTAAACCAATTGCATCATTTATATTTTTATTGCTTATATCTTTCTTTATGTACACCGCATACTCATATGTACATGTATGATATCCTCTATTTCTAAAATTTTGAATAGTAGTTATTACATTTTGAGGATTACTCATCCAATCACATGGTTCGACAAGAGCTGGTCTACCAGAAATGACTCCTGAATCTACAATGTATTGTCTACCATTTACAATTATTCCAGAGACAGAATGAGCTACATCACTTCTACCTAAATTAGGTCTACTCTGATTTCCTCGTAAATAAAACACTACATGATTTAAATCTAATCCGTGAAATGTCGATCCTAGATTTGCATAACTCTTAATTCCAGTTCTAAAAATCATATAAGCACCACTTACAGGTATCTGATTTGTACTTTTTGGTATATTTCCTTTATAAAATGCAGTTACATATTTTAAGATAGTAAAATTAATAATTTGAGGTAATCTTTTACCTGAAAATGTATTCCAAAGTGTATTAGTAGGACTATAATTTGTAAAAAATAATTTGATGACATCAATTGAACAACCTCCTGTATTTAAACGCAATCCTGAACCACCTCCTAACCATGTATTTATAATACTCCAAAATCTATACTCTCTTGTTGCAGATTCATTTCTTAGATTTCTCGTAGGAAATACACTTGTAACATAATGTTTCAGTACAATTCTTAATAATAATTTACCTTTTGCAGTTATCAGAAAAGGATTCCACATTGCATGAAACCAACATGTGGGATTAGCTCCCTGTGTAGTTGCATTTCTCCTAATCTGTGTTATATTATTTGATTGATTCATTTATTAATTACTAATTTTTTTTTTTGAAAATGATTCCCCTTAAACCATCCTTGTTCTAGAACTGACACAATAATAATTAATATTTATCCAATTTTGAACAATGAATCTGGGTCTACCTGGTAGCTCAATTTTTATAAATCCAGATTCATTATATTTTTCACATTTTTACATGTTAATGGTGCTCTTTCATGCTGAAGTTTCTTACATTCTTTACAAATATTAGGACATTTTATTGATTTAAGTGTAGCATGATGAAATTTATTAATTGGTAAATATTCTTTACACTTGACGCATTCCATTTATGTATTACTCTTTTAAATTATTTCTCTTTGGATCAAATATAGATTGATAAGTCCACGCAGGTCCATGTGGTCTCCAGCCCAAACCTCTAACAATTCTTGTAGTGGGTGGAAGACCCTTTGCCGGAACATTTATAAACATTCCTTGATGGGTTATTGGTTTATTCACCATTTTTGCATAAAGAGTTACAAGTCTTCTGAGATGAGTTCCAATTCCCTGTCCTCTTGAATTATTTGGTGTTTGTCCAAATCCCACACTGAGTTTTTTGGTACCGTTTATGACAGCCACATTTGCCCCAGTTGGTTTGTGGAATATTTTAAACCATCCAGGACCTCTATTGATTTTATAATTTGTTCCATGTATGAATGTTTTTTCAAAATTGTTCATTTTAGTATTTTCTAATATTAAAATGAAAATAACAAAGCCAGCCAAAATAACTATAGCTGCCGGAATAGTTGGTGGTATGGCACTTGGATATCATACAACCCCAGTTCACGGTCTCGTTTTTACAGGTATGATGTTTGCAGCAGCATATAATGTAAACTGTGACATAACCGGAGGTTGTACTGGACTTGCTTATTTTTTGACTATAGTATATGTAATTTATGCTTTGGCAATGTTTGGTGTGGGTCACTTGAAAAAAAGATTGGTTAAATATTAAATGTCTCAGAGTGGTCTATCACCTTTTGTAATTGGAGCTGGATTCACATTTGTGGCAATAGTTTGTTCTTGTTGCGCATCATCTTATCAGCTGTATTATTCATCAAATGTTGTTTCCTCACCAAGTCCCTCTCCAGCCTACTCAACGAGTAGTCCCTCACCAAGTCCAACTATTGTCACAAATGCTGTTGGACTTCTTTCAAATGTTAATTTATCAAGTTCGTTATCAAATGTTAATAGCCAAACTATACAAACTACGATATCTAATATTAATAGTCAGACTTTACAAGCTGCAGTTTCAAATGCAAATGTTCAAAGTGCTTTATTAAATCTTATTAATGCAGTGAATGCCTTTAATAATTCATCAACCAGTGCCAGTACCAGTACCAGTACCAGTACCACTTCAAACTTCACAACAGATACTTATATGATAGATTTACCAGAATTTAATAATCTCGTTTCACCGATAAAAACTCTTTATAAAACTACAATTGTTCCCATACTTAATGCATTTTTTAGTAAATTTACCCCTTTGAGTGATCAGTCTTTACAAATACTTTATGGAATATCTTCAAATGGTTTAAATACTTTTTTAAATAGTGATAATTATGCACAGGAACAAGCTCAACTTGCGAAAATTATTAATAATTTTGACACTTCAAGTCCAATTGTTAATTTTAGTCCAACTGCAAATTATGGAATTTCACCTCCAACAGGGACTACAATTATAGATCTTGACGAATTTACAAATTTTAAACCAAATATGAAACAATTTTACAAGATTGGATTTATTAGAGGATTAAACATGGTTTGCTCTTCAATGACAATGTCATGTCAACCACCAGCTTCAGTTGCAACTCTTGTTACCAACTGTATAAGTTCAATAAATTTAAATTTAAATCCAATTGACCCTAATACATTTATAAACGCAAGTCCTGCACCATCATCTGGTTACCAAAATGCATATGCAACCTTTGGATCATCTACAAATACACTTGTTGACCTCGCAGAATTCAACTCACTTGACATCAGTTACAAAATTGCTTATAAAATTTGCATATTACCAGCCATTCAAGCTGTATTAAACTTCCCAATTGATATAACCCAACAAGTAATAAAAGCATATAATTCACAACCAACGCCAAGTACTAATACGATAGATGTTTGTCAAGTTCTTTCTAATATTAAGTAATTTTGTGCCTAGGCAAAACAAACTCTTCTAAATTCTTCAAAGCCGCCTTCTCTAGTTCATTATTACTAGAAACCTTCAGCATGTTCCGATTGTACATAACCTTCTGAACGTGCTCCGCGAAACCCTTCTCACTCCTCTTCATGTACTTGCGCAAATCATCCATCGGACATCCAATAAGCATCGCCTTGTAGATAATTTCATCTTCCGATTCCGTCCATCGCTTGCCATAATTGATATTTCCTTGTTTCACATTCTGAATTGTACGGGACTTACGCTGGGCCTTTGCCAATGCACCGTTAAATTGAGAACGTTGTTCATCTGTCAGATCAAGATTAGCAACAACGGGTAGTAGACTCATAACATCATTGAACAGATCCATTTTTGGATTTTTCAATTTTCAGAGAAACAACGTGTTCACATGACTAAAATATTTGATTATATAAATGAGCACCTCACCATCACCATGTCCTCCAAATTGCGGAGCATTACCTAACGGTGGATGTGGATGTACAGGAGTTCCTCTTCCCAGTCCCAGTCCCAGTCCCAGTCCCAGTCCCAGTCCCAGTCCCAGTTCAAAATCTACAAGAAACCTTATTATATTAGTTCTTATTCTTTTGCTCTTATCATCATCAAGTGGAGTTGCAGTTTATTTTATGACTAAATAATAACGTATATTCAATTAAACTTCAAAACGTATTCATTTCTAACTCTATAACCCCTCCAAATCTTCTGTATCGTCGTAGCTGCATTATAATCCTCTATAGCCATGCATTCGTCCATCTGCTCGTACCACTCCTCATCCCAGCTATCATAAGGTTCGTACTCATCCCAGCTCCAGTTTGGGGGCGGGGTGTACTCCTCAAAATCCTTGGGGAACTCCATCTTTACAAGTCAAAGCATTTCTTCTTTGAACCTGTTCACGTTACTTATAGTTGTCAACTATTTATAGTTGTTCTGAAATTCAACCAAAACATCTTTAAAATTTACAACTGAAAATGCCTGTGGTCTTTTGGATTTTATATAAAGAACTGTCATACCCAAATCATAAAATCCTTGATATCTCATGAGATACGCCGCAACGACTGTGGCGCTTCTTGAAACACCTGCAAAACAGTGAACAAGAACTGTACCACCTTGTGACCAAACTTGATGTATCTGTTCTGTTATCCATGGCATATACATTGAAAGAGTGGCAGATTCTTCTGGAGTATCATCTATTGGAACTCGAAGAACAGTTCCGTTAGACTGACGAATATTTGGATCAGCTGTAGAATCTGGAATATCCTTTGTACAGTTTACAATCAAATCATATCTGTTCAGAGCACCTTCTGAACTTTGTTTGTCGCCAAGATACAAATTTGGAATTATGAGACTCATTATTACTGAGTACCATTTTTTACTTTCCAGGCTACTGCACCTTGCTTGATAGCCTCCTTACCCTTGATATCAGGGTTCTTCTCACGCCAATCCTTGAGGAAAAGCTGATACTCACTGGGCTTACGATCTGTTGCTGGTGCCTTCTTTGTTGTATGAGCCTTTGCGAAATCCTCAAGCTTCACGGTATCCCGCTGAGACTCCCACTCCTTGAGAAGAGTAATAAGTGCCTTTGCCATTTCTGATTTTATTAGTTCTTCTTCTTTTTAATAGTCTTTTTCTTCTTTTTGTTCATTGTTTTCAGAGTTTTAGCAATCAGAGAAATTGAAGGTCCGGGCATTCCACAACCACATGGCATTTAGAATTACTTGAGAATAAATTCCATGTCGTGTTTGTCCAATTCAAATCCTATATGTTCGTTTCCAAATACAAGTTTTCTGGTTTCGATGTCAATCTGTAAAACTTTGAAAGGTGGTTCGATGGTTGTCAACGTGACAATACCTTTGTCCTTTCGAACTTCAACGCGGTCTCTCTCACAAAAAATATGATAGTTTGGATTGAATGAGCTTAAAGTTCCAAAAGGATACTCACATGACTGTCCGGACCCCATTTATATTTCTATATAAGTACATTGTTTCTCTAAGCTTCTTTTTCAGTCTTCTAAGTTTTTTAAAGTGTGGTTCTGCATCGGTTCCTTGACGCAATGATCTATTTATTATATTATTTTGACGTTCTATGCGCTCACTTAATTTTTGTATCCTCCTCTCCATTCTATTATCTTCATAGAAAAGAGTTGACACTCTGCTCATTGATCATTGATCTCATCCAGAAATCAATCTTATCAGCTGACATGCAATAATCCGTGTTGTAAAATTTTGGAACCTTTTTACCAATCTCTCTATTTCGTGTAAACTGAAATGCGGCTAATTTCAATTCATCTATATAGTAAAAACAATCAACACAGACCCTTCTTACTTTTCCATCCACCTTTTTGATGTAAGAAGCGTTTGTGGAGAAAATATTATCCATAATTGTTGACCAATAATATATATAAGCAATTTCTTCAAAAGTACCTATAAATTGTATATCGAGAGGATACTCACAACAATAACATTTACATTTACTTACGACTTTCATAGTTTTATAAATCTAAAATTTCATTTTTAACTTTTGAAAAAAATCTTGAAGTGGATTCAGGTCCTCCTCAACTGGTTCGGGCTCAGTTTTAAAACTCTTCTTGACCAAAAGGACACCAACGACACCAAATACAATCGCAGCTACGCGTTTTAACATTTAAGTATTTGGAACTTTTAATCTTTAATAAAAGTAATGAAGGCACAAAGGATGATCCGAGGTGTCTGCATCAAGGTTAGAAAAACTGCAAGGAACCCAGTTATTCTTTTCAAAGCGATTGCAAAAGGTACAGCTGTGACTGTACTGCCAAGTGAGATTAATGACGCCGCTCTGAGACATGTTGAAATATCAATTTGTGAAGTTATTCACAATGTTCAGGATACCATGGTCCTGAACGCAATCGGTTCTTGTGTAAAGGCGTTTACAGATTTGGCATAGAGCATCCGCCATCACGAGACAGTTGAAAACAACCAGAAGGCATGTTCATCTTTGACCGAGAGAGGAGCATCAAAAGTACTAGAAGAACAAATGACCCAATAACAATCTGCTTGTGCATTTAATACATGCTACCAAAATTAACTACGCCAGTTCCTGACTTGTGGCCAAATTTTGTAAAATCATACTTTTCAATGTTAATTTCATTCCAAAAGTCGCGCATATCTTTATTCAAAAATATATCATCGAGAACTAAAATTCCTTTAAATCCAACCTCCTTTAACTTTGCAATCATGACTCTCTCCTGGACACCATTATGTGGATCGACGTCTATAAAAATGAAAGGGCAATCTTTGAATTCCTCTATGAGTTCCAGACCATTTATTTGTCTAAAATCTATACTTTCATGGCCTATAAAATTATTATCCAAATCACACGTAGTTATGCTTATATCTTTATTTCCCGCTCTCAATGCAATTGCAGAAACTCCAGAACGAGTCCCAATTTCAAGAATTTTTGAACCAGCTGGTACCATGCTTGTAAAGTATGCAAGAGCGTGATAATGTTCTTTTCCAGGGGGCCAAAAAAAGAAAATACCATCATCGGTTTTCTTTACAAGTGGGTAATAAGGAAGAATTGCACCCAAGTTTTCAAATAAACCATCCACAGACGGATTGAACCACTCGTTTCCTTTCATTTGATATAAGTTTGAAATGAATAATTAAAAAAAAGCGCATTAATAATAGTAAGAATGCAGATATTTGTAAAGACACTCACTGGCAAGACTGTCACTCTGGAGGTTGAGTCGAGTGATACTATTGCAAATGTAAAGGCTAAAATAGCAGACAAGGAAGGCATCCCGAGTGACCAACAGCGTCTTATTTTTGCTGGAAAACAGCTTGAAGATGACAGGACCATGGCGGATTATAACATCCAAAAAGAGTCTACAATCCATCTGGTACTCCGTCTACGTGGGGGAAATGAGACGGTTTAAAAAATCAAAACGTATAAAAATGAATGAAGGGTCACATGATTCTTTACGATGAAACAACCAATAAACCGGTTGGTGAACTAAATTTTAGTATGAATAAAAATGGAGACATGACATCATCCATGTCATTCAAGTTTCCAAGACCAACATGGGTTGATGTTCTAAAAGAAGCTACAAAGTATGCAGTTTCTTTTATAATTATTAAAAAACTACAATCAATCTAAAATATACCAAGGAATTTCTTTGGACGCTTCTTTTCAGCAATGAAAATTCTCAGATTTTGAAACCACATGCGAGTAAGATCTCTTGATTTGACTGGGATGGGTCCATGTTGAATGAGATACTTTCTATAATGTTTTCTGCAAACTCCACATGGCAAAACATCTATGAAAGAATGAAAGAATGAAAGATAACCATCAGGAGGATTCCCATCAGGCATTTGATCAATCACAGCAAAGATAAATTCCCACGCAGGTGGTCCCCATACCTCAGGGTCCATTATTATAGTATAAAGATTTAAAGTCTTTATACTAAAAATGGAAAATCTTGACTTTGGATCGTCTGATGTGGGTCAACTTATAACCCCTGCTTCCGTTCAACAAATTCCTGCTCCTCCCGAGGAATTACCTGTAGAAAAAAAAGACGGTGAACAACAAATGAATATGATGGAGTTTTCATCCTCAATTGATGATCTCATGCCAACATCAAATGATACAGGTCCCAGTGACTCTATGGGACCATACACAAACCCAAGCAACGGGAGAACAACTGGTCTCTCCATGCCAACTCCGGAGAAGAAGGCTCCAAAATCATCAAACCCTTTTAACTTGACTGATGACCAGTATCAGGCTATAATCGCAGGAGTTGTTGCCGCTCTGGTTTACACTAATGCAGTTCAGACAAAGCTCGCAGGAGTCGTTCCAAACTTTCACAGCATGAATGGTTCTCTGGCATCTGCACTATTAATCGCAATTGCATTTTACTTTGCACGTAAATATGTTATGAAGAAGTAGCCGACTCAGTCGTCAAAGAATCAGTAATTGTCTGGCCGCAATATTTGCTATTTTTAACAGGTACATATAAGTTGGCACCTTCCGCAATCTGTCTAAGCTCTTTGAAATTGGTCCAAAAGTTTTGAGAGTGATCATATTCAGGAACGGTTGTATGTGCAATTTCATGAATCAAAACGTACATTGCCGAGTTGATGTCACTCTCTTTGTCAATTGCAATATAAATCTCATACCCCTTGTTTATATTGTATGCGATTGTATCCTCCTTCTTTTTGAGACCGGTGATTATAGATCTTTTGTTATAAAGATCACTGTACTTGTGATGAAACTGAATTGCATTCATCAAAATATTATAACGCTTTTTAAGTTCTTTAAGCATTGGGTCAGGTCTGTTCAATAAAATTATAACCACCACCACAAGTGCGAGTATCGTCAAAAGATACTTCATCTTACTCTTATAAAAGATTCTTTTGAAAAACAAACTTTGAATACATTGAAAAGGATTCACCATAAAATACAAGGTTGAATCCGTGTTCGGCAAGACCGTCAATGAGATTATGTTTCGTCACTATTGGTTCAGATATAGCCCCATTTGCATAGTATGGAGTATCGGCAATCCAAACAGACACTTCTTTCTCGGAAATCTTCTCAAGTACAATACCATCCTCCTTTGCGTATTCAAAGCGATCAGGATCTGGTATGATCCCAATAAGATATCCTCCTGGATTCAGAAGAGTACTAATAAATTTATAATTTTTCGGATCCTCGTATTGCATTGAAAAATTGTAACAGACATAGTCAAAAGCATCCGAGTATACAACGTCCAATATAGTTCCTACTTTAAACTTTGCACTTGGTAAAATAACCTTTGCACGTTTACGAGCTTCTTTTATAGCCAATGGATTTGGATCCACACCAGTGAGTTTTACATTGAGAGCCTTCCATTTATGGAGATCACCACCTTGTCCACATCCAATATCGAGGACTTTTGGTTGAGTTGGACAACTCAAATGGGGTGGACAACTCAAATGAGTTGGACTCGGGTGGACCCACTTGTTCAGAAACTCTCTCTTTACGTTATTGTTGAATTCTCGGCGGTTCATGTATGAGAAACTTCCGACCTCCTTAACTTGTAAAAATATCCACGCTGTTTGTTGGTAAACTTTGAATCAGGAACGTCAATATCTGTGCTTGAGAACCACTGATCACCGACATGTGCACTCCATTGAATATTTTCACGATCGAGAACCTTCCTACATAATATACACGGTAGACTCGTTCCTAAATTTCCATCACTTTTCTCACGTATAACAATCAGACTTCCAACCTTCATGTGAAGCCAGTGAGGAAATTTAGAAGGGGGTACACCATTTACCTGTGCTTTATGCTTCATCATTGAGATGAAACGGCGTTCAGCACACATGTGAGTTGTATTTCCAACTTCATGGATGCATTTTGAGCTCTGGCATTTCACCATTGGCCACATTACTATTTTTATGTTTGCTATTTTTAAATGTCTTCTACAACTATAATAATAGTATTGTGTGTTTGTTTTGTATGTATTAGTTCAATTTTGGCAATGTATCTTTATCCATTACCTACACAACAATCTGGACCTTATATTGGATTTACACAACTAGCGGCTGGTAGAATTCCATTAAATATTACTACTGCTTTTGACGCAACTAGTTCAGATGATACTTTATGTTCGTTGCAATGTGCAGATGATTTTACATGTAATGGTTTTGCTATGTGGAAAGAAGATACAAAAACAATGTGTGAAAAATTTACATCAGTTAATCCATGGAAAAGTATATCACAATTTTTTATGAATAAAACAGATGGGAAAATTTTCTCAAAGAATTTATAAGATGAGTACAGCGGCAGTTATAATATTATGTACAGGGTTTGTTTTTATATCATTTATGATAATTATTGCATATTCAATGAAAAAAACATCCACATCACCATCACCTAATGTGTATGACGTAACAAATTGGAGCCCATGGGCATTTACAACATATAGTTCAACGGCTCCTATACAATTAGATACTGCACCTATGAATTACAAGTCTTATAAAAACTATTCGGTAAATCCAGTTGCTAATATCGGAAGTCCAGTCCCAAATAAAAATGCATCGGAATGTCAAATATTATGTGGAAACACCGAAAACTGCACAGGATTTATAACAACTGGAGGAAACTGTCAATTAGTAAATAATGTTTCTATTCTTGAAAGAAGTGAAGGTGATACTATTTTTGCTTCTCAAGATATAGGCGCTACAAAATATATGCATGTACCTTATAAACCTATAAATAATGTAGCAACTCCTAAAATGTTGTATCAATTTTCAGGTCAACTTGGCGAAGCAGTTTCAGATTGCTCTAAAAAAGAAAATAATTGTGGAGCATTCACATCAAATATAACGGGATATGACATGTATCCAACTATTGTTGCAGTTGATTCTACAGTTAGTGGTGATACTTATAGTGACCCAAATATTCCTCTAAAATTAATAAGAGAAGGAAATTTTAATTATAACGGAAGTCCAGATTTAAGTTGGAAAATTGATAATACAAAAATAATGCCAACACCAACACCAACATTCACCAAAGATATGGATTTTTTTAATTTATGGGGAAAAAATTGGGATGCAAGTCAAGATAATAAAGGACCACTTAATCTTATATCGGGAGTAAGTGGTCCAGATTATTGTTCTAATTTATGCATGTCAAATACTTGGTGTCAATCATTTGTGGTTGGAAAAGGTAATGAAGATGGTAGTTGTTGGTTAAGACATGATCCAGATGAAGATAATAAATGTTTTACAGGTTGGTCATGTCCACCACCATCATCACTTTTGCAACCCGCAGGATGGTGTCTTGATTCTATCTACTGTGGCAGTGACAATCCCGCTGATTGTGGAGGTACTAGACAATATGGATCATGTGCAACTAATTCTTCTACTCGTGATACTTATTATAAATATCAATATCCTATAGATATACAATGTCCGATGAAGTGTTATACTGATGGTGATTGTCAACTTGCAACATATAAAACATCAACAGGGGAATGTAATCAGTATAATTCACCAGTTCCAAGACTTAAAACTGTTGATTCTAGTATGAATTCGGTATGGAATGCAGACAATTTTCCAGGGTAAATATAATATGGAAGCAGTTGTGGCTGGATCTGTTGTTTCAACATCAATGTGTATGGCTATAATTGTTTTTTATTACACATTAAATAATCAATCTGAACAATCACCGATATCACAACAACCATTATCAGAAACTACATTATCTCAACAATTAGCAGATGCACAAACTGCACTTGATAACAAGAAAGTATATTCTAATATTTTTAGTGCTCAACTTGGATTTCCAGACAATAATACTATAATGAAAACTTTAACTATAGATGAGCCTCTAACATGTAAAGCTGTTTGTGACATAACCCCTAAGTGTTTAGGATTTCAAATATACCCATCAGGAACTTCATGTGATCTTTTATCAAATGTATCAAACACTTATAGTTTTGTAGAAGATGGGTGGAATCTATATTTGAATGCAAACGAAACACAGCATAAAATATTTGGAAATCCATTAAAAAATCAAGAGGTATCTGGATCTATGTTGGGTAGCAACATACCAGATGTAAAAAATATACATACATGTGGTATGCTTTGTACTTCTAATAGTGCATGTGTATCATTTTCAGCAGGAAGTGGTGGTTGTGAATTATTCACAGATCAAATGGCTATAAGAGTACCTAATACATCATTTGATACTTATCCAGTATTACCTGCGGAAACTTCAACTCCCGTATGGCCTTAAATAAAATATTTAGTTATTTAAATATGGGAAATACTTCGTCTAATTCGAATTATATGCTTACAAATGAAAACTTTCAAAGTATTAATACTTTTTTAACAAATAATAAAGTAACTACTGTAACTGATGTTACGAATGCCATAAATATAGGTATAAGTATTGAAAATAATAATGGTTGTCCAATAAATAGTACTGCTACAATAAATTCGAGTGTATCGATACAAAATGTAAGCAATACACAAAGTGTAAATGATTTATCTACAGCACTTACAACAAGTCTAAGTAATGCAGCAGATCAGAATGCATCACTTATTAACGGCATGGCTTCATTACAGGGAGGAAACAAAACAGATAATGTTACAACAGTAAAAACCAATATTTCTAATGTTGTTAAAAATACAGTAACATTAAATAATATAAACGATATAATCACTAGCAGTGTAGATACAACAAATCAATCTATTACAATGTTTAGTTGTAACAATGCACCTCTGACAATAAATGCAGGTATTTATTCAAATGTTATTGCACAGAATATTCTATCATCTTTAGGAACAAATCTTATGAAAAACACAGTAATATCGACGGTAGTAAATCAGGCTGATCAAACAAGTTCTCAACATAATCAAGGACTAAATGATGTTGTTGACTCAATTGGGAAAGCTATTTCAAGTATAATCGGTTCAGTGACAGGTCCATACGCAATTTCGATAGTAGCAATTGTAATGCTTTTATGTATATGTTGCTGTGGTCTTCTCGCATTTGGATTGAGTCCAGCTGGTCAAAATGCAACAAAAACTGCCGCTCAAGCAGGTTCAAACTATGCAGCTAGTCACTAAGAACGACAATAGATATTAAAGCAAAGCAACAAAAGCACAAAATAAAAAGAGCAACTCCTATATAAACTGTTTTATTGCTAGTACTGGGACCGGGACTGGGGTCGGGACTGGAGTTGGAGATATTATCTGTATTCGTTATAACAGACGTAGAACCATTACTATTTTCAATAACAGTATTATTACATGTTTCTTGTAAAGGTGAGTTGACATTTTCACCTATATTATTTAAAAAATTACATACGTTAAAAGCATAAGTACGATTAGATGCAGATGATTCGTATGGTAAAATACAATTAGTTTCACCAGATTGACACGGTTCTTTTGATATAGCACAACTTTGTACAAGATCACCTGAGTCTTGAACAGCTGTCATAACTTCAGTATAAACTTGTGGGGCAATTTCAAAAAGTTTTTGTACATTAACAGTTTTAGCACGAACCTCATCACAGCCAGGATAATCATAAGCCGGTTGATCATAACATGAAATATGACTTGTATCATTTGGATTTGGTATTCCAAAATCACTTGCATTTAAACAAGAACATATAGGATCATCACGATTACCGATTGTTGATTGAGGATTATCTCCATCACCCCCTCTACAATATTGGTGAACCATAGTAATTGCCTCATTTTGGTTATCAGATGCTCTATCACCATTTTGTATAGTACCTGAAATTGATTCTATACATGGTGCAAGTTTTGTCCAATCACTTACAGTTTTACAAGAATTTATCATAATTGTATCAAAATCAGCTGGTGTAAACAAAGTAGGATCAGAACATTTTGAAGCTGCCAAAGATGCTGGATCGAGACTTTTACAATACACTTGTTTTGCTAAAATCTGTTGATCAGGCGGTATTACCGCTGGATCCATATGTTCCCAATTAGATACTATATATGCAGGATCAAGGCTTTCATAATTGCATTTTATTTGTTTAAGAGGACTTGCAGTCGTATCCCATGATGTGGTATACGGAGCCCTATATGTTGGTAATTCAGTTGAGATAACTTTTCCAGGTAGACAAGCTTGTGCACCCACAAAAGGAGCTATACAAGTCATCGCACCACCCGGATTTGGATTAGGATAATAATCAAAAGTACTAGATGGCGTAATGTGGTTTCCAGACCACGCATTCACACCGTTTACACCCACACAATCGTGACCTTGTTGATTGAATGATGGATTATTATCCTGTAAATTTAAAGAACCCTGTCCATAATCAATTGAACTCATAACATAAAAATTAATATTTGATGAAGTAACAATTTGTGGAGTAGGTTTATCGTAACTTTGTCCATTCTGATAAAACCCATTACATGTGTCACCATGAGTTATTTTACCAGACGTTGTATCCCTATTTAACATACAAGTTTGGGGTCCATTTTGTGTTCCTTGGTCATTCCAGAATGAAAATGATTTACAATCAGGATCGCTATCACAATTCATTGCACAATTGTCAATAATTGAATAATTTATACGAGATATGTGACCTATACCTGTCTTGAAAGAACATCCATCTCCAGTAGGAATATAACCTCTTTCACTTATTGTCGGTGTTGTTGCTGTTGTCGACATGTTCTTTATTAATAAATAGATTATATATTTTTTTCAACTTATCAGAAAAATCTTCTCTATAATCATACATTTTTTTAAGATTAAATAAAAATAGAAAAATCATCAGACTCCAGGCAAATTGATTTTCTGTATTTGCTGAATATACAGGGCCTACCAGCTGTCCAAAGAATGTTTCAGAATCACATTCCTTACCTCTACACATTTTCTCAAGCTCAGTAAGACAACAAACTTGATTATTTAAAAACCAATGAACCATTATACTCGCCATTATTACAATATTTAAGAATATTACAAGTGAATCTTTTGTAAATGGGGCAAAGACGACGAATATAATTAACAACATATGAAGACATCTTATAAAATTTGCGAGAAGCAAATTCATTGCTGTTGTATAAAAATATTTTATAATAATAAAATGGCTTCAAAGGGTATAATATCTAGTTTATGTATAGCTACACTCTTCCTTATGGTTGTTTCTATATTAGCGTATCAGCTTCAACAAAATACTACAGATACTTCCAAAACATATGACAGCAAGACTGCAAGAACATTCACAAAAGTTATGATTGCAGGAGGTCTGCTCGGTATGTTGAGCAGTTTGGGTTCAGGATATGCAGCTATGCAAGGGATGGCGGGTCTCTAATCTGTTTCCCAATCTTGAATATAAATTTTGAAACCGTCTGAACCTTTGGTATCTGAGTCAAAAGACTAGGATCATTCAGTATCTTTGCACAAACCATAGCCTTTGCATTTTGCAACTCCACAATTTCAGTCTCTATGGAATTTTCATGCACATACAGGAGCTTCTTAATGCGAACCACCTGTGTTTGCCCTGTTCTGTGAGCCCTAGCAATAGCCTGAATCTCAGTTGCCGGATTCCACGAAGGATGTGTTATATATACTCTGCTCGCCTCCTGTAGGTTGAGACCCACCCCCCCAGTCTTGATTTGTATCAGAAATACTGCAGATTTTGAGGCGGCTTTAAATTCTGCAATAACCCCTTCTCTATTTTTTGTTGACCCATTCAAACAAAAAACTTCAGTCTTCCCATCAGCTTCTAGAAGCTCCTTTATCTTGTTAGATTCACCCGTAAATTGATTGAATACTAAAGTCTTCTCATTCGGATGAGTTCTTATACTATTTACAAGGTAGTCAATTTTTGCAGTGCTCCCTTCCCAAGTAAGCTGATCAAAATCCGGATCCTTCTTGTATATTCCATCATAATACAGCTGAGGCCATACACAAACCTGTCTGCACCGAAGTAGAGCCTCCAAAATAGACATCATATCTGCACTGTACTTTATCATGTTACAGAAATCATCATAAACTTCATCATACAAAAGCTTCTCAGCAGGTGGCATCTCCAACTCCACATTCTCAAACTCACAGGGAACCATTGATACTCGAAGATTCGCTTTGGTTCTGCGCAGAACAAACTCTGAACAAATACCTTCGTAGTTTCTTTGAATTGAGCCTGCAGTCACCCCCACAAATTTTGCAAGAGTGATGAAATCCCTGACATTGTTAAAAATCGGAGTTCCAGTCAGGACCCATTTGATACCAGCTTTGAACTTCATACAAGCGCTGAAAACTGCAGTATTGGAATTTCGAATAAAGTGAGCCTCATCCAAAACTATCCTGTCCCATTCTCTTGGAATTTTTTCATCTGCAAGAATGGAGTAAGAAGTGATGCAAATTTCAGCACCAGTAATTTCACGTTTTGGTCCATCAAAACACTCAACTGAAAACTTTGTGAATTTCTTAACCTCTGACTCCCATTGATTAACAAGGGACTTTGGTACAACAATCAGAGTCTTGGGCTTTGGATTATCCACCATCGTCTTGAGCATTTGAACAGTCTTACCTAGACCCATCTCATCACATAGAAACCCACCTTTCTGTCCATTTGATCTTTCCCTTTGATTCATCCATCTCACACCCTCGTGCTGATACGGAGGGATGAGGCGAATCATGTTTATGAGCCTTAAAATTAAATGATTTGAACTTGTTCACGTGACTCATTTTTTTTTGTTTCACTATATAAATGGATAAGAATGTAATTATTGTATTAATGATTGCAACTATGGGGTGTTGTGTGTGTATTTCTTCATCAAGTGCTATAGCTGTTGCAAGTGAATCAAGTAACACTACTACCACAACAACTTCCTCACCCGTTCCTTCTTCACCGAGCCCGGCAATAGATAGTATTGGTTATGTTATTGATACTACTCAAACATATACATATACAGAACCCGGAGCCGCAGGACGTATTTTGGAATTAGATGTAGACACATCTACAAATAAAATAACATTAACAAGTAATACAAATAATGTATTCAGTTCATTAATATATAATTATACAGATCCAAATAATGGAACATATGTAAATATAACACCTTCTTATTCATCACCAAGTCCAGGAAGCTCAACTAGCCCATTACCGAGCGGCATAAATCCTACTATAGTTCAATCTTTTTTTACAGATAATACGCTAGCTAATAAGCTCACTGGAAATAATAATCAACCAGATTTCAATCATGCATATTATTCGTTGAATGGTGGTATTACCATAGCATCACTTAATTTCAAATAAATATTTATTAATAATAAATGCCTTATACCATTTCCAAATTAAAGGATGGATACTACTCAGTCAAAACAAAAAATGGAAGATACAAGTCGCGTCACACAACTCTTGAAAAAGCCAAGGCCCAAATTAGACTTCTGTATATGATTGATAGGATGCCTGGTTTTCGTAGACGTACTTAATTCCCATCATTGAGATTGTCATTCCTAGTGATATTGTTGAAGGCAACCAAACTGGAATTTGTTGTGAAAAAATTCCATCATTGACAATCCAGTCGCCCACATTGAAAGCATTGTCCACCCGATAGCTTTTGTTTCGCGTGTGGTGATAAATTTGAGGAACTCCAGACAACGTTGTAACACAACCACCAACAAGACCAACAATGTTTGCCATTACATTAAATACGTCCGAAAATCTTAATAAATGCTACATTCAACTTCTCGGCATCAGCCTGCTGCTTCTCAAAAAATGCTATGCGCTTCTTAATCGTCTCCTCCGGAACTCCAGGTGTCTCATTGTAGAAAGATATCCACTCCTCCAATGTTGGAGTCCTCTTCTTCTCATGGCAAAAGTTGCTCAAAAAAACCACGAGAAGAAGTTTATAAGATTCAATGGGTACCTTTTTTTGTACTTGTTCTTGAACTTCGACTTCTTTCAAGTATCCCCCGATGGGTTTAAAGTCGTGTTTCTTGATCCGTACAATCATATCTTCCGGGCCAGGGATCGGGTTCCAGAAAGTCTGAGCCATTTTGGACAAGTACGGAGTACTTGCCCAAGTACGGAGTACTTGTTCTCGAACCTGTTCACACGACTCAATTAAGTCCTCTTCTTCACCACCTTTTTAGCCTTTCCAGTTGGCACATTACTCTCTTTTGAGTACAGTTTATCAAAAGCTAATTGTAGTTTTGGTGCATCCTTTTTTTGCTTATTGAATAGTTTAATTTTACTTTGAATCACTTCTTTTGAAACGTTATTTTTTTTGTAAAAGGACAACCACTCTCCAAGATTTGGTGTCCTTTTATTTTTTACACAAAAGTCATTTAGAAAATAACAAAGACGATGTTTGTAAGGTTCATTTACAGAAAACGATACTCGCGAGTCAGAAACTACCCACTTAAATTCTAGAGGCTTAACAATCATCTAATCTATCATTGAGTTTATCCTTTAGTCTTCGAAATCTTCTTCTCCAAGGACATAGTCAGGATCCTCGATAGGGTCATCATCCACTGTGTACTCTTGCTTCTTTGGATCCATTACGTCGCCATGCGTGTCACAGAGATCGCACGCTTTTCCATCCTCCTTTTTTCCAGGTGCGTGATTGTGCATGGGAACCACCTTTGTCTCCTTCTTCTTTTTCTTTTCAACCGGGTCATTTTTTGTTGCATTCTTCTTCAGATGGATTGAGCAAAACACCTCGCCCTTGACAGAGCACTTGCTGCACTGTGTGCCCTTTGCGGTGGTGGCGCTACACATCACCTTGTCACCCTTGTCAGTCACTGGCTTCTTCTTCTCGACAACGGCAGGCTTCTTGGTCACATTCACCATAACAGGCGCGGATGCCGGAATTCCAAAGTAAGGCTTGGCAAACTCCGAGACGTCAAGGTTCGGATCCTTGAGCAGAGCAGCCTTGAGGTCATTGCCAAAGTCAACAGTGAAGGTGAAGGCGCTGGCAAGGAAGTTGGCCATTTGTTTTGATTTTGTTGAGTTTGAAATTTTTAACTCGACCGTGTTCACATGACTCATTTTTTTTGACACTTAAAGCTAAATGGATGTGGTTGTTTCCAGATACAATGAAAATTTGAAATGGATTATCAATACAGACATGCCATATTTTAATATCAAAATTTACAACAAGGGAAAAGATTCTGTGAAAAATGAATATCGTAAAATTCCAAATCAGGGAAGAGATGGGGAAACGATTTTAAGGTATATTATCGAAAATTATTATAATCTCCCCCCTTATGTTTTATTTTTACAAGGAAACCCTTTTGAACATTCAAAGGTGACAATAAATAGCATTTACAATTACTTATATATGTATGCGGGGCAGTTTAAGGGATCTATACAATCATTTGAATCTGACATTCATTCAGAGGAGGTGAATGGAAATTTAAAAGAATATTGCATGCATCTCTTTGGACACGCTCCGAGTCACGTTGATTTTTCACCGGGAATTCAGTACATAATAAGCAGAGAACTCATAAAGAATGTGCCTTTGACAACATTTCAAAAACTAAGACAAATGCTTATAAACGCTGACAGTGACGACGAAAATACTTATATAAATTTTGTTCCAGATAAAATTAACATTCACGTATTTGAACGAATATTTCCTATGATATTTTTCCATCCTATCGTCGTCTAGTGGAGTTATTAAACTTTGTATTGTTCTTCTTCATGTCCCACTGCTGCTTCTTCTTGTGAGAAGCATAAACATCCCCATCAAAGTTGTTCGTCTTGTTCTTGTCCGGCACCTTGCGGTCTGAAAAGTAATCCCCCGACTCGTTGAGCACATAATCCACATCCTCCTCCGTCACATCCTCGCACTTTTTCAAAAAGTTGTAAGTTGTCTCCATCATGGACAATTCATCCATGATGAACCAGCTTGGTGTATCCCCCTCCAGGATCATCTCAACACATGTGTCAAAAGCCTCGGAAAAGATGGCATCCTTCTTCTCCTCCTCCGCCTCCTTCTTCCATCTCTTCAGAGGCATGCGCTTAAAGTACAACTTTTTCCTGCACATCGGGCACCCCTCGTTTGCCCCCTTGTGATACCATGTCTTGACACAATCGTGACAGAAGCTGTGACCGCAAACCAACTTGCAGTTGCACTTGTTAGAGTAGCACACCTCGCACTCCATTCTTTAATATACGTTTTGAAAATTATTTGATGATGGACATGTACACATCTCAAAGTTTTAAAGATACTAAAATTATTAAAGAAAATGCTCAGTTATGCAATTTGCGTTTGTAATGAGGCGCGGGAACTTGGAAACCTATTAGCATTTTTGGAGGAGGTTCGGGATCGTTCCAACACAGAGATTGTTATTTTGATAGACTCTTCAAAGACTACAAAAGATGTAGCAAAATGTCTCAAAGAATATCCTGAATGTAAAGTTTTTTACAGAGATTTTGATTGGGACTTTGCTGAACACAAAAATTACCTCAATTCAAAATGTAAAGGTGATTACATTTTCAACTTGGATGCTGATGAAATTCCACAAGAAACTCTTGTAAAGGCTGCGGAAGCTTTCAAAGGGGAGGTTGAGCTGGTTATGATTCCACGCATTAATATATGTCCAGGATACACTGAAAAATTTGCACAGAGGTGGAATTTCAACATAAACAATGCTGGATGGATTAATTGGCCTGATTATCAGGGAAGACTTTACATAAACTCTCCAGATGTCAAATGGGTTGGAAAAGTTCATGAAAAGATTCAGTGCAAGACATCGGGTGCAATGTCACAAGAACCAAACCCTGCGTTGGCCATCTGGCACATCAAAGATATCAAGAGACAAAATTCCCAAAATGAAAGCTATCTTAAGTTATAAATGAAGCTGATAAAACTCTCCAGAGCAAATAATGGTAAGCATAAATTCACTGCATTTGTTCAGACACCTGATTTAAAAATACACAAGGTGCTATTTGGAGCCAAAGGGTACTCCGACTTTACAAAGCATAAAGATCCTGAAAGAAAGAAAAGATACATCATCAGACATCAAAGAAGAGAAAACTGGTCAAAGAAGGGGGCACTCACACCTGGATTTTGGAGCAGATGGGTCCTTTGGAACAAGCCATCTCTTAGTGAGTCTATTAAAAATGTAAAACGTATTTTAAAGTAATGGGCACAGCGCAGTCAACCTGTGAATATCCATTTGGAACTTTAACTTCCTTCTCTTTCAAGTACAACGATTTTTGTGATGAGAGTAAAGTATACACAACAAAGGCTGGAAAGAAGGTTATTCTTCACTCTGGTACAAATCAACTTGAGGTGAATCTCCAAACTGGTGATTTGCATTTTAACAAGGTTCTTTTGGGACCTCATGAGATGACTCTTAAAAAAATAGCTTCTTAAATCAGTATAATGACAGTTCTCTCAGAAGAACACACACTTCCAAATTTATATTGGAATCCTAAATTTGATATTATAAATAATAAGCCAATTGATGATTATTTACATGTAGTTATGGTCATATCAAATCCATGCAATTTCGAAAGAAGAGCAAAACTTGCTTTGGAATTCATGGAGAGAATGAAACTTGAGCCGAATGTGATTCTCTACGCAGTTGAGGTTGTTTACGGAGGTGACTTCAAGTTTCAAGTTACTGAGTCAAAAAATGTGAGGCATCTGAGAATACGCACATGGCAACCACCCATTTGGCTCAAGGAGAATATGGTCAATATGGGGGTTGATCTTCTACTACCAGACAAATGGAAGGCGATGGCTTGGATTGATGCGGATATTGAATTTGACAGTCCTCACTGGGCATCCGACACCCTGAAAATTTTGAATGGTTCGAAAGATATTGTTCAACTGTTTTCTCACTGTGTTGATATGGATAAAGATGATGAGCAAATGAAAATATTTGCGTCCTATGGATATCAATATTCTAGAAACTCTGAAAAAGAATTTTGGCATCCAGGATATGCGTGGGCAATGACAAGACAGGCTTTTGATTCACTTGGAGGTCTCTACGATCTTGGAATACTTGGATCTGGGGACTATAATATAGCCAAGTCTATATCTAATGAAGGTGCAGAGAGTATTCATCCAGACAACTCTGATGGATACAAAGAAACTCTTAGAATATACCAATCAAAAGCAAAATATCTTAGACTTGGATACGTACCAGGTCTTATAAGACATTATTTCCATGGCTCAAAGAAGAATAGAAAGTACGGTGATCGTTGGAAGATTCTTGTAAAGTACCAGTATGATCCTCTTGTGCATATTACCAAGAATGAGTTTGGACTTATGGTTCCTACACCTGAGTGTCCCCCCGGTTTGCTGGAAGAGATAATGGAGTACTTTGAGGAGAGGAATGAGGATGAGTAACAGATGATATAAGATCTTGAAGAACATTTTCGACTTCAGCGTCTGTATCAGGTACGCGTGTCATACCCACCAACATGTTATTTAGACGACTTTTTAAAGAAGGACTTGGAGGAGGGTTAAAGTGATTCTCACCAACCATTCCGTTACATATGTCAGGTTTGTTGATTGTGTCTGGAAACTCAGCGTTGTAATAATCAACAATCTTTTGAGGTATCATAGGGGACTGGGCGAGTAAACGATCCATTTCTGTACGCACAGTAGATATGAGATCACTTCGTCTATGTTTATCACTGAGACTGATTTCAGTCTCGAGTAATCTGTATAACATGGCATATTGCATAGCCGCACTTGCATGAAGCTCCGTCTTTTCCGCAGGTTTCCCAAAACGCTGAACGCTGTTTATGAGTCCAATCACAACATTAATACCCCCGAATAAATACCCAAGTACCATTTCTAATTCATTTTTTGTTTGAGCACCTGCCGTTGAAAACCCGCCAGCGCCAGCAATCGTTGATAGAATTATGCTTGCATATGTAAAGTTTGTATTGATTTTTTTATAAAGAGCCATTGACTTGTAATGAAGCCATCTCCACCCCGCAGCCTTTGATTTCCATGTTTTTAAAAGTTCAATTTCTGACTCAGCATATACTGAAGTATTTTCTGTCATTTTATATTATTGATATATTTTAAATGAATGTATATGAACTGAGATTATATATAATGGTTTGGTTACATATATTTATTTGGATATTTACTTTAAGCGCATGGGCTTTTGGGTTACAAAAAATAGCATTATATTTGTTAGTTTTTATATTTATTTTCCAATGTTTACCTTTTCATGGGTTGGTAAAGGCGAAACTAGAATTTGTAGAAAAGAACAAACAACACCTCAAAAAAATTGAAAACTTCTCCACATCAAAAAGAGCAAAGTGTACTTATGATTATTACGCCAAGGCACTCGACATGCCTATTGATGAAGTTAAAGAACTTTTCTCGTATCTTCGTTATTATGAACTTTCAACAGGAATACTCGCACTTAAGAAAAGACTATATGATTACTTTGAAGAAAATTCTTTTGAAAATCCATTATCTTCTCAAGGAATGATTATAATTTCATTTATTTTAAATACACTTATTAAATGAAAGTACTTTTATTAATAGTACTTGTAGTTATATTCGTAATACTTGTATTTAATTCTAGACAAAGTAATTTTGATTCAATACCAAAAATAATTCATCAGACTGCACCTGCAGACGAATCAAAGTGGCCACACGTTTGGAAAACAAGTCAAAAAACTTGGAAAAAACACTTTCCAGATTTTGAGTACATTATGTGGACAGATGAGGATCTTGATTCTTTCATTGAAACAGAATATCCATGGTTTTATGATACATATATGAGTTATGACGTAAATATAAAGAGAATAGACGCAGCTCGATATTTCATACTATATCATTATGGTGGAATGTATGCAGATATGGACATGTCATGTAAGGATAATTTTTGGCATGAAATACCTCAAAATAAAGTTTCAATAGCTGAAAATCCGTGGAATTGGAAACCGGGTGTTCAAAATGCACTGATGATATCACCAAAAGAACATCCATCGTGGCAAAAAGTTTGGAGTGAATTGGAAAATCATAAAAATGAGGAAAATGTTCTAGATGCAACCGGGCCCAAACTTATAGATGGAGTAGTTAAACAGTATCCAAATATGTTTAACATCTTGAAAAGAGGTGACTTTATTCAGACAAATTCTATAACACAAAACCCACTTATAAGACTAGATGATGATGAAGATGTATATGTTGAACATCACGCAAGCGCTTCATGGGGTAGTGGACCCCTAAATGAATTGTACAAATCAATCAAATCTTAATGTTAGACCAAAATTTCTTTGGATCCTCCGTGTACAACTTGTACATGTCATCATTCTTCTCATCAGTTTGGACCGAACTCAAATCATTTGGTGTTTCTTTCGAAAGAATAAACTTTAGATCCTTTACTTCGGGTGTAAAAACGCACGCAACCCCAAAAGCAACATCGTGTGTTTTACCATCCGCATCCTCAACCCAATAATAAACCAGCTTTTCACCAGTGTCAACTACATGACAGTATCCTTTGACAATGGTTCCTTTGGCTCGTAGAACCTTCTTTATATAATACGCACAATTCTCCACGGTGGTCAAAGCCACCTTCTTATTCAACTTCATTGTCAACGCAAAACGCTCCATTTATAATAAAAGTATTTACATTTTTAAGTCTTAAAAATTAAGATTGTTTTATTATAAATGGAACAGTTGGACCCGATCCTCACCAAAACGAACGACAGATTTACAATGTTTCCTATAAAGTATCCAGATTTGTGGGATCTTTATAAAAAGGCATTTGCAAGTTTGTGGACAGTAGAAGAAATTGATTTGTCACAAGATTCAAAAGATTGGGAAAAACTGAATGACGATGAGAAGCATTTTATAAAGACGGTTTTGGCATTTTTTGCTGCAAGTGATGGTATTGTATTTGAAAATATAGATCTCAACTTTGTTTCAGAGGTGAACATTTCCGAAGCGCGTGCTTTCTATGCATACCAATCTTGTAATGAAATGGTTCACAGTGAGACGTATTCTCTTATGATTGAAAAGCTAATCACAGATCCAAATGAAAAGAAAAATCTCTTCAAGGCTATTGATACAGTTCCTTGCGTAAAGAAAAAGGCTGACTGGGCGCTCAAATGGTTTGACAAGAGTCTACCGTTTGCTGAGAGACTTTTTGCATTTGCATGTGTGGAGGGTATATTCTTTTCTGGAAGTTTCTGTGCACTCTTTTGGATAAAGAATAGGGGTATACTCCCTGGACTTTGTTTTTCTAATGAACTCATATCTCGTGATGAGGGTCTTCATCAAGAGTTTGCGTTGGTTCTTATGAAACATCTGAAGGATCAGCCAAGTAAGGATCGTCTTCTTGAGATTATACATTCAGCCATTGAGATTGAAAAGGAGTTTATAACTGAAGCACTTCCTGTCAAGCTCATTGGTATGGATTCTGAAAAGATGAGTACTTATATTGATTTTGTTGCTCATAGGATTATGAGTCAAGTTGGAGTGCCTTCTGACAATATTGAATGTCCGTTTGATTGGATGCAAAATATTTCTCTTGATGGAAAGACTAATTTTTTTGAAAAGCGGGTTGGGGAATATTCAAAGTACATGCCTCCTGAAGGAGATAGCATTCGTTTCAATGAAAGTTTCTAATATACACTAGAACCCAACATACTTGTACCCTGGATAGAAGCTGCACCGGTGTTCTCCTGGACTGGAAAGTTGTTCAGATTCAGACCCATGATATTGCTCATGGGTGATCCTGAAGTAAATGTCGCACCACCTGCTGCCTTCTTGGAATAGGAAGACCCCATAAGAAGGTAAGTTACAATACCAAACAGACTGGCATGCAGTAACATGCCAGTTGGGTGGGGGAGACCCTCGAAGGTTGCAATCAAAGGTCCAAGAATCTTACGCATCAGCTTATAAGTCATTGGGCTAGAAAAGATCAAGAACAGAATGACCGCCTTGATTGTAATGACAATCTTCTTCTGTCTGGAGACTGGGCAATTGCAAGTGGCCATTTATTGTTGTCTGAGAATTTTATTTCACTTCATTTTCTGTTGAGCTCTTTTTGCTGCATTAAATAAACCTCCATAAGCTTTATTATTTTTAAATCCACTTACTACAATTTTTTTTGCCTCCTCTGTTCTTTTGTTTCCAACTTCTCTTGCCTTTTTATTTATATTTGCACGTTGGTTATTGATTCTTCTAATTGCTTGACTAAAGTTTCTCCCATTCGTAGCAGCCTTTAACTGTTGGGAAAGAGTTGGTTTTACCTGAACTGCTCTATTTGCAGCATTTATTTTTGCACGTTGGTTATTGATTCTTCTAATTGCTGGTCCGAAGTTTCTTCCATTCGTAGCAGCCTTTAACTGTTGGGAAAGAGTTGGTTTTAACTGAACTGCTCTATTCGTAGCAGCCTTTAACTGTTGGGTAAGAGTTGGTTTTACCTGAACTGCTCTATTTGCAGCATTTATTTTTGCACGTTGGTTATTGATTCTTCTAATTGCTTGACTAAAGTTTCTCCCATTCGTAGCAGCCTTTAACTGTTGGGTAAGAGTTGGTTTTACCTGAACTGCTCTATTTGCAGCATTTATTTTTGTATAAAGCTTATTAAGTGATCGTTGGTTTGTTACAGTTGACAACATTGAAAGCAATTTAGATTTGTTTAAATTTGATAGTTTTATTTTGTTCAATTTTGTTCTAACCAATTGTTCGGCACCTTTACGAAATTGATTAACATAATTTATTCTTTGTTTGTTATATGCAGCCATTTTTGTTGCCTGATTTGCTTGATATGCAGCTGGTGGAATTTGTATAGTAGGTACTCTTAAAGTAGATCCAGCTCTAGACGCAACTTGATTCCAGCTATTTATAATTTTATTCATTGAAATTTTAACTCTCTCAATAGTTTTCATATTTTTACGTTGATTGGGTGTAAGTTTAATGTACGAATTTACATTCCTAGCTAAAGTATTATAATTATTCATTTAATATAGGACTCTAAAATTTTTCAATTAAAGACTTGAGACTTTGATATATCAAGAAGCAATGGCGTCTCCAATCATGTTCAACACTTTCGATCCCTCTGCACTGGTGTTTTCCGACATGAAGCGAAACACCAGTGGAGGTAAGACAATCTACCTTCGTCGCGCAGCAAATACAGCCGCACTTTTTGAGCTGCCTGTGATGCGCGCGCCGTTTGGTCTGAGTTCTTACACAGACACAAAGACTAACAAGACCAGCTACAGCATTGATCTCTCCATGGATGTTCCAGAGGTGGCTGAGTTTTTCTCAAAGGTGGAGAGTGCTGTTCTTAACCATGTAGTTTCTCACTCTGAGGAGTTTCTAGGTAAGACATTCTCCCGTGAGGTGGCTGAGAGTGCTCTTTTCAAGAGTGCAATTCGTCACGGTAAGGAGCCTGGCAAGTATCCACCAACTCTGAAGCTCAAGGTTCTGACTGATCGTGATGGTGGGTTTGTTCCAAAGGCTTACGATTCTTCCAAGGAGCCAATTGGTCTTGACGAGATTCAGAAGGGTCAGAAGGTTCGGACCATTGTGGATATCAATCAGATTTGGATCGTAGACAACAAGTTTGGTGTGACTGTTCGTCTATCACAGATTATGGCTTTCCCGGTAAATACTCTACCGGACTGCGCCTTTTCTGATGATCCAACTGAAGAAGATGTTGAGGAGTAGTAAGAGATGAGTCCGACTCAGATGAGTCGTCAAGTGTTTGTAAAAAAATCCAAAAATCCAAAGTATGAATTTAGTTTGCACACGAAATTGTATAGTATGTTTCCCAATTTTATTACAAGGCCCATAAAGTTGAAAAAAAAGTATATAATTCTGAAAATGTATAAAAATAAATCCCTAAAACATTTCATTTCTCGTCACCCTGGAAAACTGAATATACCAAGTATAATCAACAAGGTGAAGAGAATGATTAAAACAATACAGTTAAAGTTTCCTTTATTTAGGCACAACGACCTTCATACTGGAAACATAATTATAGATGGAAATAAATTGCGTCTGACTGACTTTGAACTCAGTAGACTTACTGGAAAGACTCCAAAGTACATGAAAGAGTACGGAATCACCAGCAAACACAATCCACATTATGATATTCATTGCTTCTTAAACTCTTTAAGGCGTGTGAAAAGATACACTAAAGTTGTTGATAAATTTTTACCTCCTGGATACAGAGGAAAGACTGACAAGTATGTTAGAAACTATCGGCTCTTGTTCTGAGTCCGAGTCCGACTCAAATGAGTCCGACTCGTTTACATCTTGAACAGGGAGATGGCGAATGCCAGCAGGAACACATCCACATATGAGCGGACACCGGTGCCCTGAATGGGACGGAGCACAGTGATGTACTTAACCAGTGTGCTGTTCCACAGATACTTGAGAACAAAGGTCACAATGAACAGATACAGCAGAAAAATGAGGATGTTGTAGGCAAGATCGGAAGTATTCTTAGAAGATAGGAGCATCTGCATTTTAATAATGGCTAATAAAATAAATGAGGACTCGACTTCCCCTTTCTGGAGCTGAACCAACTTTTGGTTATAAAAAATGGGGAGACGTTGGTAGGACCAGAGACAATTGTTATGATTATGCGTTTGGGGATGATGCAAGAAGAAATGAAAAGAGTGTTCCTGGAAACCACTCTGGAAAGAGATTCAACAACTCTAATTTTACCTCATGTAGAGGAATGGTACAGAGAGTAGTTGCTGATAACCCAAAGAATGTTTATAAATGTAAAAACCCAAACACTGTGTGTAGAAGAGGCTTCTATAAAGTCATGTCTTTTGTTGCGCCAAAGAATATATATGGAAACTCCACTGGAGATTTTCATTGGTACCGTCAAAATAGAGCAGTGAGATACAAGATAAAGACTGGAGATACAATTGCAGGTCTCTCGCGTTTCTTTAAGGTCACACCATACGTCATTAGAACTGCTCTTAAAAAACAGTCAAAACCCACATCAAATAATGATGGAAAAATTGCAAACAAGAATGTAAACTTCAGACAAGCTGGTCCTGTTCTGAATCCTGGAAGAATAATAACATTTCCTGTAAATCTTTGGAGCCACAAACAGGGATGGGCAACTGGGCCTCTCCTGGTGGATGCAAAGAATAGAGTTATAACAGATCCTCGTAGGGCTGATAGAAATTATGGGTACAAGTATACTAAATTTTGCAGCGCTTATTGCGTCCGAGCTGGAAAGGTGGTGACTGGAAATCCAATCTCCTGAAGAATATGTCTTATATCTTCTTCAACGTTAGAAGAAAATTGAATATCAGTCATGAAGTTTTCAAGATTATGATCAAGTCCAAACAAATTAGTTATATTGGAAACATTGCTTGTTATCATGCTTGACCTGAGTCCTATTGGTTCTATGTGTATGCTTATAGTGTACTTTACATGTTCAATAGGCTCTCTGCACACTGGGCATGAGTTTTGCTTCTTTCTCCATTTGTCTATACATTTAGTATGAAACATATGCGTACAATTGTCAAGTTTCTTACTATTTGTCCTGGTCATAGAAGCCAAACATATACTACAAACATCACCTGTGTGCTTTGAGCACCTTCCATTTTCTTTAACTGGAAGTTTACACTGCGCACCTGAAAGTGTTGTTCCTGAACACCTATTCTCCATTTGTATTAAATACTTTTTAATTAACACGTCTTCTTCGCAATCTCTGAATTTCAGTTTCAAGTGTTCTTATAGCATCTGCATATCTATCCGATGACGCTTGTTCTATGTCTTTTTTGAATAGTATATACTTATCACTACTCTGTACACATCTACATATAGGACACACATCAGATTCTTTGTACCAGCTCGATATACACGATTCATGAAATGGGTGGTTACATGTAGTTGTGTATTTGATACCTATGTCATCCATACATATGGAACAAATCTCTTTTGGCTTTGTCTGGTGCCAGTTGCAATTTAGGCTTCGTTTGCATTTGACGCCTGTTCGGGTAAGACCTGTACATCGCTGAAGCATCGTCTTAATATACTCAAAATAGTATTATTTATCTCGGTTGATGTGAGAGTTCCATCGACTATGTGTACATCCTTTCCCTCGAGGTAATTTTTGTAGTACTGATCAACCTTTCGTAGATACTCTATATTAACTGCGGAATCTCCAACTTGCCTCCTGGAAAAAAGTCTCCAATAACAAACAGTTGGAGGTGTATCAATATAAATGTAAATATCAGGTTTCCATCCATTTTTTTCCCAAAAATATTTATACACATCATCTTCCTGCTGTTTTACTGTACCATCTTCACACAACATCTTCCAAAATACATCTTTTGATGACTCCGGAGATCTCTCAAATATAACAGCCGTGTCCCTGTTGTCATCAAAAGATTTTAGTATTGAAAACTGAAGAAGAAGGGCCCACCTGGAAGGATCCTCGTAAAAAAGCTCAAGTGGCCAATCATAGATTCTCTCCGAAAGAACATCAAAACCTTGTTTTTCTAACAAATCAAATTGTGTTGACTTTCCTGATGCTATATTTCCATCTATTACAATCCTCATCTCTTACTTAGGATAGCTATAGTCATCTTTATACAAGAATATGGAACAAGTTGGGGGTGCAAACAACTTATCAGTCTCCTGATTCTCAAGAAAGTATCTGTAATACTCTGAACCAGTATAAGGAGACAACTGAGCGACGTTAGTTAAAAGTTCATCATTATAAATTCTACTGGATATATACGAAGTACATCTGGCATCAGCCATTCCCATTCTAGTCGACATTTATATTTTACCAACATTAATTATTTCCCTCCACTGAGAACTTATGCTGTACCCCATAAAGTAATCAAAAGTGTCTACATTTTCAGAATCTCTAAGCCTTGATCCAGATTCTGAATGTATAGATTGGAGAATAAACTTATAAGCGGCTAAAATCTCCATCAAATTTACAGCTCCAGTTATTATAATTTTTCCCGAACTAAAAATACTAGCTGTAATCTGTTTCATACCCGCGCCAGGTACAAATTTTATCTTCACAGCTGAATATGTCTCTGGATTAAAAGACACTGTACAACCATTTCTCTTCATTACACTTATAATTGCTGACAAATCTAGAATTGAGTTTATTGAAAAGTTTGTATTGATCATCACAATCCTACACTTTTCACATTGCACATTCGTGAGCCCAAAAATTGTATTAAAAATACTGCATAATTGTTTCACAACTTGATCACAATCATCTAAGCTATAACAACCAGTTATATGTATAGTACAATTTGGAAATATTTTTACAGATTTTTTAGAATACTTGTCAACATATTCTATAGTAGCTTGGTTATAAAACCCATTTTCCTTGAGTTTCCATATAAAACGTTTACCATTCATACTTATACCATGTTTGAATTTTTCTCTCACCTTTTCAATATCAAGATTTTCAATATTCATCTTTGTGAGAGCAGTAATTGTTGTGATCCTAACAAAAGAAGGACTTGGCTTCATCTTTACACTAAATTCATCATGAACATTCAACAAACCTTCAATAAATTTCTCGTTCATCTTTAGTATCTAATTAGGGCCTTGTTTCTTTATATAGGTACACACGCCTTTCTCTTTTCTTTGGTCTTATCTGTTTCAAAAGTTTCTTTTCGAAATAAAATTTCTTCTTATTTGATTTATTTCCAAGAATTGTTTGTATCCTTCTCTTTTTAAGTAAATGTAAACTTCTTTGAAGAGTCTTTAATTTGAGCCCAGGGAAGGACACATCACCTCTTTTTCTGTGATGTACATATTTTCTTTTTTGCGATCCCAAATTTGGTTCCACAATCAGTTCTGGTACCCGATTCACACTCATCCCCAGATTTCTCGGTCCCAGATTTGGCTTCACATTCAGCTCTCTATTTCTAGGTCTCAAATTTGGCTTCACATTCAGCTCCCGGTTTGATCCACGGTTTCGTGGTCCCAGATTTGGCTTCACATTCAGCTCTCTATTTCTTGGTTGTTCCAAATTCCTAGGTCCCAGATTTGGACCCACATTCAGCTCTCTATTTCTTGGTTGTTCCAAATTCCTAGGTCCCAGATTTGGACCCACATTAAGTTCACGGTTTGATACACGGTTTCGTGGTCCCAGATTTGGACCCACATTAAGTTCACGGTTTGATACACGGTTTCGTGGTCCCAGATTTGGACCCACATTAAGTTCACGGTTTGATACACGGTTTCGTGGTCCCAGATTTGGACCCAAGTTCAGTCCCCGGTTTGATCCACGGGTTCGTGGTCCCAGATTTAATCCCAAGTTCAGTCCCCGGTTTCGTGGTCCCAGATTTCTCGGTCCCAGGTTTGGTCCCAGATTTCTCGGTCCCAGGTTTGGTCCCAGATTTGGTCCCAGATTTCTCGGTCCCAGGTTTGGTCCAAGATTTGGTCCCAGATTTCTCGGTCCCAGGTTTGGTCCAAGATTTGGCTTCAGGTTTTGTCCCAGGTTTTGTCCCAGATTTCGTGGTCCAAGATTTGGCTTCAGGTTTTGTCCCAGGTTTTGTCCCAGATTTCGTGGTCCAAGATTTGGTCCAAGATTTGGCTTCAGGTTTTGTCCCAGGTTTTGTCCCAGATTTCGTGGTCCAAGATTTGGTCTCAGGTTTGGCTTCAGGTTTGATGCTTTTGAGACGGGTTGAAGTTTTCTCATCAGGTTTCCGACGGTTGGTGCTTTTGCCACGGGTTGACGTTTCCTCAATAGGTTTGCAAAGTTTTTCCCAAAGGATGATGGTGGTGCTTTTGAGACGGGATGAAGTTTTCTCATCAGGTTTCCGACGGTTGGTGCTTTTGCCACGGGTTGACGTTTCCTCAATAGGTTTGCAAAGTTTTTCCCAAAGGATGATGGTGGTGCTTTTGAGACGGGTTGAAGTTTTCTCATCAGGTTTCCGACGGTTGGTGCCTTTGCTACTGGTTGACGTTTCCTCAATAGGTTTGCAAAGTTTTTTCCAAAGGATGGTGGTGCCTTTGTTACTGGTTGACGTTTCCTCAACAGGTTTGCAAAGGTTGGTGCCTTTGCTACTGGTTGACGTTTCCTCAACAGGTTTGCAAAGTTTTTCCCAAAACTATCCATATTTAAAATATATATTTATAATAAATGTTGGCAGTAGGTTCTAGAGCTGAAGTTTTCCATGGAAAGGCAAAGCACACATCAGGTGGACTTGTTAAGAAAGATTTAAAAAAGTCTAAAAAGACTGAAGAGATTGTGTCCAAGAAGAAATCTAAAGAGGAGAAGGACAATAGCTGGGCATCTGCGACCAAGAAGGCTTATGCTGAGATGAAAAAGGCTGGGATTATTACAGCATCAGATGGTTTAATCAAGATGAATATAGGGACAAAAGGTAAGCAGCTATATGATTTGGCTAGTCAGTACCACTCCAAGCTGTAAAATTAGGGATATATACTAGTTGATAAACTCTGCACGCAAGACCATATCTATCTTTAAATGGTCCATATTTTTTAGTAATTTCCATAATTACATGAACATTACAATCGGCTATGGATGGTGGGTCTATTTTTAGGTTCTTATCCTTATCAAAAAATTGAGAAAACTTATCTACAATTTTTAAATTAATGGTTTCTTGTTCAATATCAATTATGGAATCAAAAGGTTCTGTTTTTCCAAGAGTATCCTCCAATTTTGCAAACCAATCAAAAAATGATTTATCTGAAATATTCAATACAAGTCTAGACCATTCGGATACACCGACATCTGTGTATCCGACTGGAATCTGAAATCGAAGAGGATTTCCACCGTATGTTATGTTGTCCTTTTCATCTATATTTATGAGAGAAAAATCAATGTCACTCCACATTTAGTTTAGTAACCAGTTTATCTTTAAGACCCACAGCTTTGGCATCCGGGTTCAAAACGACAAGTCTCTACTGGCACTGTGACTTGAATTGGTTTAGCCTTTGGGCGAGTCCTCAAATAATACATCCCAGTTTTGAGTCCCTGTTTCCAAGTATACATGTGAATGCTTGACATTTTTGCGATTGTTGGGTCTTCTACAAAGAGATTCATACTCTGCGATTGACATATGTAAGCACCTCTATCACGCGCTTGGTCAATAATAACTTTTTGACTAATTTCCCATGATGTCTTGAACATGTTTTTGATATGATCGGAAATTCCATTAATATTTTGAATAGACCCTCCATTCTCAATAATTTTATTTTTCATTTGAGGAGTCCACAAAGATCCGAGGGCATTCAAAAGATGTTTATTAATCACCACAAATTCACCAGCGAGAGTCCTACGCAGATATATATTCGTGGTATAAGGTTCAAAACACTCGTTGTTACCTAGAACCTGTGAAGTTGTTGCTGTTGGCATTGGGGCCAGCAAGAGTGAATTACGTAGACCAGTTTGGCGTACTTTTGCTCGCATGTCATCCCAGTCATACCTTTCATTCCCAGGTGCTCGCCCAGCCAAGTCAAACTGCAAGAGACCTTCAGATGCTGGTGATCCATAAAAAGTTCCATAAACTCCATGATCCTTTGCAAGTTCAACACTCTTTTCCAATGCACCGTGATAAATAGTCTCAAAAATATCATGATTCAGTTTGAAAGCCTCGGGGGAATCAAATGGATATCCCATTATCATGTACACATCTGCAAGCCCCTGGACACCAATTCCAATTGGACGATTCTTTTTGTTTGAATAAGACCCCTTATCAACTGGGTAAAAGTTGTTATCAATCACATTGTTGAGGTTCATCACAAGTTGCTTTGAGACTTCATGAAGCCATGCAAAATCAAAGTTTGCGAGAGGTGTCACGAAAGATGGCAAAGATATACTTGCGAGATTACAAACAGCAATCTCGTCTTTTGAAGTGTACTCAATAATTTCAGTGCAAAGATTAGACCCCTTGATTGTTCCCAAGTTCCTTTGATTAGAACGCGCATTACAAGTATCCTTGTACAACATATATGGAGTACCGGTTTCAATCTGTGACTTTATAATTGCTGTCCAAATAGAAACTGCTGGAACCATTTTCCTCTGACGTCCTTCCGAAAGGTACTTGTTGTAAAGAATATCAAATTCCTCACCATACACATCTGAAAGTCCCGGACATTCATCTGGGCAAAATAGAGCCCATTCTGCATTTTTCTCAACAGCCTTCATGAACAAGTCAGGAATCCACAGGGCAGTGAAAAGGTCTCGGCACCTAGACTCTTCAGCACCTTGGTTTAGTCGCAGTTCCAAAAACTCAAAGATATCAGCGTGCCAAGGTTCAATGTAAACGGCAAAAGATCCTTTGCGCGCACCACCTTGGTTTACATAACGTGCAGTTGAATTGAAGACCCGAAGCATTGGGATAATTCCATCAGACTTTCCATTTGTTCCGCGAATCTTTGACCCATTGGCGCGAACATCTTGAATGTGAATTCCTATGCCTCCAGCATGCTTTGAAATCTGAGCACATTCTCCAAGAGTGTTGTAAATACCGGCTATACTGTCACTTTCAACTTTAGTCAAGAAACAAGAGCTCATCTGAGGCTTTAATTTACCAGAATTAATCATTGTCGGTGTAGCGTGAATAATTTGCTTCGTTGAGAGCATCTCGTATGTGTTGATGACTTCTGGAATATTTGAGCGGTGAATTCCCAAAGCAACCCGCATGAACATGTAACCAGGAGTTTCACCTGGACCCAAATAAATCTTCTCCATTGTCTTCAGCCCAAAGTATCCAAAGAGATTATCACGATCCTTTTTTACTACGAGCTTTTTTGCATACCTTGTTGCAATTTCAATGATTTCTGGGTCTATGAGGGGATTCATCTGGAGACTTTCTAGAAATGTTTTGGGGCTTTTTTTATGCATATTACTTACGTAAATTCTAGCAGCGCAAATTTCATAATCTGGGTGTTCAGTGGACATATTGGCTGCAATATCTGCTGAAATTTCATCAATCTGAGAAGTGGTGATCAAGTCTACAATTTGGGTCAAGGCTTTCTGAGTAATCTTTTCAGGTGACACCTGCAAACCTGTGCAAAGAGTTTTGATTCGTCGGGTAACTTTGTCAAAAGAAAGATCTTCATGCTTGCCAGAACGCTTTATGACTCGCATTTCCTTTTAGAAGTTTTTATTTTTTAATAATAAGAATGCGATTTTCACAGACACCAAGTCCTCTTATGGAGGCGTTTTTTTCCGATGATAATCAGGAGGCAATTCAGAAATCTATAATTTCTAACGTAAATCTTACCAGTGGTTATACTATTCAGCGTCAAAATCCAAATGATTTACTCGCTCTTATGGGCAAATCTTATACTGATCTCAGAGCAGATACAGAGACTAACATTGATGGACAGGTTAAAACTATGAACCAAAATGTAGTCACAAATGCAGTTCGCATGATCATATCTGGTATAAAGATGGATCTGCAATATCTGAATGATATCTCAAGCTACCCAGTTCCACAGGATCTTCCTGCAAATACAAGTATTTATGGAACTAACATGAATCGTTAGAATTCTTCTTGGCCCCAAAATTCATCTCCAAATAATTGATACTTTGAAATATAATATGATGCATGTAAATATTCATTTGTGTATTTGATATTGTATCCGAGAGCCTTGCTATAATGACCCATTGACCAAGATGCTGGACCATCAGGTTCTCTTACAAGATACATTACATATGGAAATTCTTTTACATTAACTCTCAAAATTCCTTTAAAATATACATTAACATACATTTCTGGATTTATGTCATCTTCACCAGCCATACTCAGTAACATTTGATAAAGTTCCTTTGGATGATGAATAATTGGATTAACCATATTCAAACATTCTACAAGCTTACTAGGTATTACTTGATGTCTATCAGTGTAACCTCTGTATCTCTCAGCATTCGGGATCCAAACACTATGATTATCAAATCTATTTAAAGGTGCGTGAGGTACGAGCCACATGTAATCATGTCTACTGATTATGAACCAATCATACTTATCAACGAGGCCAAGTTCTCTAATCTTTTGAAGTACCTTCCATCTATAATAATAAACAATTGCACCTGTTCTACTTTGATTTTCTATTGTATCAAGACCACCCAACCAAACTTTTCCAATCTTTGCAGCTTCTCTCCAGTCCTCCTGAGAATTTTCAGCCATCTTGATTTCATCATAAGCGTCAGACCAGTTTGTGGGATGTGCCACAGGCCAATCATACGTGGCTCTTTCATAAAACATATTATCAGTTCTCTCCTCATCATCTCTGGTACAGAGTGCCAAATCTGCTCCGAGAGTGTCGATTACATTTTTAAAGAAATTTACTTCAGTCAGTTTGTGAGCAGTTGTTGAGACCATCAAAATTACTAAGGCTTTCATTATTAGATCATCCGACTTTTTATAAATTAAAAAAACGAGACTCTGATACAACAACAATGAATGTTATCAAGGATGAAAATGCATTCATATGCAAACAAAAGGGATGGGATAAGGTACCGATACAAAATATATGGCTTTTGTTCACAGAAGAGATTGGAGAATTAGCTTCAGCAATTCGTCAGCGTAGTAAATTGTATGCAAAACCTTCACGTAAAAAAATTGATAATGTGAGAAATGAAATGGGTGATGTATTTAGCTACCTATTCCAATTGTCACATATGCTAAATGTAGACTTGGACCAGATGTGGGAAGAGCACAAATTAAAAATGGCTGCAAAAAGTTATGATATTTAATGTTTGTTTTTATTAAATGACGAGTATGAATCTCTGTGATGAGAATATAAGAAACCAAATAAATCCATACACAGCAACAGGTACTTTTGGTGTTTCTTGGAATGGAGGTTACAGACCTAATCAGGTAATCGAGTACATCAGAGCAGATGAGAATATAGTACCACCTGAACCACGTGATGACTTTGTACCTCCCCCATTTACAATGCCTTCTAACATCTTTTTAAAGACTCAGGAAGCTCGTCGCTTTGATATTCTAACAGGTGGTGAACCAACTAGAATTTATGAGGATCGTGATTGCGCCGATCCTTACAACAAAATTGCAAACCCAGATCCACCTTCCGCAATTGCAGTACCAGATGTTCCGTTAGTTGTTGTTCCTTCAAGACTTGATCAGGATTCTCATAAAATTCTTATATTCACACTTCTCGTTCTCGGTACTATATTTTTAGTATCTTTGAAGTAGACACAACTTGGTTCAGGGTTTTTAAGTTATCTAGTTGCGATGCAACTTTTTCTTTAATGTTTGGACATCCATGTATCTCCAAAAGAATACAACGGGAACAAAATTCTCCGGAACAAAACTTACACTTTAACTTCAGACCCTTTGTACATTTCGCGCATCCCATTCCTATTTTGATGTTTTATTTTTTTAAAACCCCCGACTACTCCACTTCTCATCAATTACTGGAGTTACACACTTGAAAACTGTAAAAACATTTTCAACAAGAGAATTGTTTGTGTACTCCCTCATAGTGTGCAACTCTTTTTTCAATTCAGTTCTGAAAAAATTTTCATCATCTATCGCCTTTCTCAACAAATCATTCGCCACTGTAAAAAATGTGAATAAAATGTCATAAATCTCCTTTTTACGCTCTCTAGCCTTTTCAGAGCGATGAAGCTCCGACTTGAAACCCTCTGTAGACAATTCCTTCAGAATGTAACTGACTCGAAGATTTCTATTCCTTGTAGGGTTATTATCAAGCGGACGAATTCGTGGAAAATAATCATGCTCGAAATGAGCCAAAAGATGATACAGGTTATCAAATTCCGGATCGCGACTTGTCACCGGATACTTCCTAGTGAATTGATGATATCCAGGACGCCCATTGCACTCATGAGCCTCCAAATTTTCAATAGGATCTGTAGGTCCAAGTCCTTGTCTGTTCCTTATATATTCAAAATAGTGAGGATTGTGAATTCCAGACTCTACTATATTTCCAGTATTCCAATCAAAAGCAGTATGACACATTGTACAGAACATCTGAGCACACCCTGAAGTTCTGTAAATAAATGCTGCACACTTTGGACAACTTTTGGAATCCGCCTTCATCATTGTAACAGTCTCTCGAATATCCGGATTACATTCGTGTTCAATCCCTGTCTTTTTTGGCTCCAAACAGTCTTTGCAAACATCAGTCTCACACATCTCACACTTCCAATTTCCAGCGGATACAAATCCGCGACAATCCATCTGGGGACAAGGAAAAAATCGCTTGTTCACACCCTTCTTGATAATGGAATTTTCATTTGGTATATTTCCCAGGTAAATTTCAGCTACATAATGCTTTTTTCTAAGTCTATGAATTTCATCCATTATTCGGAGATTAAACTCAATATCAGCTTCAGTTTCTGGGTAATTTCTAAGTTGATGTTTTGAAATCATAACATTCTGATCACACTCACTTATCTCTTTTCTGAGGTCCCTTTGTCTCTTGACATTTGCAGCAAACTGCATAGTCTCTGGAAGAAGTGCCTTTTCAAATTCAAAAAGTAAATTCTCACGATGCTTTTTATACGCACCAATGACAAAACCAATACTGAATGAATTTACAAGTTCCTTCTTTGTCCACTCCACTTTACAAGACATACAAGAAGCCTTATTTGGGCGACTTGGATCCAAGATCCAATTTTTAGTACAAGACATACATGCTTCAAACTTACATTTTGAACACGTTATAAAACTCTTTTTTGCAGACACACAAATATTACACTGATGCATTCTTTGTTAGTAAGAGCTCTGATTTTTTAAACTTAAAAAATCAAGACTCTAATAATCAAATGGTAGAATTCCAAGTTATATCTTGGGAGGGTATAGATTTAGATGATGAGTATCTGATTCATATATTCGGTAGATCCGATGATGGAAAATCAGTTCATTTGGAAGTTCCCTGGAAACCTTATTTTTTTGTCAAGGGGAATCTGGGAGGAGGACTTCCAACTGTGACTCGCAAAGATCTTTGGGGATTTCAAGCCGGTAAAAAACACATCTTTACCCAAATTGAATGTCGAACACTTAAAGATTTTAGGATGCGTCAGAAAAAGTATCAAGGACGAGTCTACGAGGGAAACCTTGATCCCATTTTGAGGTTTATGCATCGGACCGGAATTCACTCAACTGGATGGATCCGAGTCCCAAATGATAAATGGGGGCCAGTTACATCAGAATCTCCATGTGATTTGAATATAAATACATCATGGGAAAATCTCATTCCAATTTCCCGAGATGACATTGCACCTTTCCGGATAACATCCCTTGATATTGAGTGTTACTCTGACAATGGTCAGTTTCCAGATTCAATGAAGCCATCCGATGTGTGTTTTCAGATTGCAATGACCACCAAAAGTGCAGGCGAGTACATTGACAAAAGAGTCTTTGGAGTAAAGACGGAATTCAAGTCTGAGAAGGATATGCTCACTGCTTTTGTTGCTCATCTGCGAAAAATTGACCCGGATGTCATTACTGGGTGGAATATATTCGGGTTTGATTTGGAGTACATCTATAACCGTTTGTGTTTTTGCAAGTGTCCGGATTTGGTCCTTGGTCGTCTCTACGAATCTAGTGTGGAGATGAATTACAAGAAGCTCTCATCAAGCGCACTCGGAAACAATACACTGAAAATTATGCGTATCCTTGGACGATACACTTTTGATATGTATCATGAAGTCAAAAGGGAAAACAAGTTTGAGAGTTACTCTTTGAACAACGTCTCCAAGATTGTTCTCAAAGACCAAAAGAATGACATGCCGGTGCATGAGATTTTCTCAAGGTTCAAGAGTGGGGAAGGACTCGTTGAGGTTGCTGATTACTGTATCAAAGATACTGAACTCCCCCACGCAATTTGTGAAAAGCTCACAATGTTTCAAAACTTGATTGAGATGGCCAAGGCGTGTTGGGTTCCTCTTTCTTATTTGAGTGAGAGGGGGCAACAAGTCAAGGTGTTTTCGCAGATGGCACAAGTGGCTAGAGAGCTTGGATTTATGATTCCGGTTCTGCCAAAAACAGATGGCGCAGTCGGTGGATACCAAGGTGCCACTGTTCTGGAAGCGCAAGTTGGCGCTTACTACGAGCCAATCACTGGTCTTGATTTCGCAAGTCTGTACCCATCAATTATGTGCGCGCATAATCTGTGTTATAGTACGTATGTGATGAGTGATGAATATCGCAATTTACCGAATGTGGAGTACCAGACTTTTGGCGAGCACACATTTGCGGTTAAGATGGACGGGAAGCCTACAGAGAGTCTCTTGCCAATCATTTTGGAGCGTCTCAAAAAGCACAGAAAGGATGCCAAGGCGAAGATGGTTACGGAGCCAGAGATGTACTCTATTTACAATGGTAAGCAATTGGCTTATAAAATTTCAATGAACTCTGTTTATGGATTCACCGGAGCTATGAATGGTATTTTGCCATTGGTTGCGATTGCGGCAAGTGTGACTATGCGCGGTCGTCAGATGATTGAGATTTCAAAGGATTACGTGGAGAAGAATTTTCCAGGTGCAAAGGTACGGTACGGAGACACTGATTCTATAATGGTTCAGTTTGGAGTGGGAATCAAGGAATCTTGGGAACTTGGAGAGCGCGCTTCGAAAGAAATTAGTCAGCTTTTTGCAGCCCCTAATAAGCTGGAACTTGAGAAGGTTTACTGTCCGTTTGTTTTGTACTCCAAAAAGAGGTATGCCGCAAAGCTTTGGAAAATGGGAAAGGATGGGGAGATGAAATGTGATGATGATTTGGATGTCAAGGGGCTCCAAACCGTCCGGAGAGATTCTTGTCCATTTGCCAGGAGAATTTTAACCTCGCTTTTGGAAGCGACTATGGAATCCAGCGATCCTACAAATGCAATAAAAATTGCAAGGCAGGCCAAAGAGGATCTTTTGGCTGGGAAGGTTGCAAATGATGAGTTGGTCATAACGAAAAGTTATAGAGGGGATGATTACAAGGTGAAGATGCCTCATGTGACTGTGGTGGAAAAGATGAAGAAACGCAATCCTGGATCTGAGCCTCAAGTTGGATCCAGAGTTGCATTCATCATCATCAAAAATAATGAAAAGAATATGGCGGATAAAGCGGAAGATCCGGTGTGGGCCCTTGAGAATAATGTCAAGATTGATTATCAATACTATTTTGAGCATCAGTTGGAGCAACCGATCAAGGACCTTCTTGAACCTCACGGGTCATCAGAAGTGGTTTTCCAAAGAACAAAAACGAGGCAGATTACAGATTTCTTTGTTAAAAAGTAAAATCTTGTAAAAGGAAAGAATGGGTCTCAATAAAGTTATTGAAGATGCCATTGAACAAGAGGTGGAGTCCCGGCTTCAAGAGAAACTTGATTCCATTCTAGGTATGATTTCTAAAAATTACAACATAAAACTCGATCGATTACTCAAGGATCTTTCAACTATGAAGACTTCTGAAACGACCCCTCACACATGTTGTGGACAGTTGAAGAATGGAACAAAATGCAAGTCAAAAGCAAAAGATGGTACTGGGTATTGCAAGCGTCACATTGAGCAAAAACCAAAACCAGTGAAAGTTTTTGATGAACCTGACACACAGTCAACTGCTTCTAACCCATTTTTCCAAGGACTTTCGCAGCAATTAAGGAAACCAGACCCCACATAGTTAAGATGTCAAAGTTGGATATTCTTTTGAAATCAATAGATGATTTCTTTTCGGATGAAAATAATTATGAGCAGTTATCAAATGTTCTAAAGGAACAAAAAATATCTATGAGAAAAATTGAGTCTTTCGTAACAAAAAATAAACATCTAAATGTACAAACGCCAACTGGAACCACTTTAAATGTAAATGTTTCTTACAAGTCTTGTCTCAATGGGTACAGTAAGAAGCTATTTGATCCATTTTGCAGAACTGAGAGGATAGAGTATAAAGGTCTCACTACTACAATCGCTCAATTAAATTTTATGAAATGGTGCATAAAAAATGGAATAATTAAAACACTGATTGAACAGAACCGTATCCATTCTTAATTGTCAATGTGGTGTATCCGTAATAATAAACATAGAGTTGGAATTGTTGAATCAATTCTTCTATAAGATCCTGTCTAAAATTTATAACAATATTTGTAGTTTTACTTGCATACTGTGAAAAATCTACAAAACCATTACTTGTGGGACTCTTTATATCTGTTCCGAAACAATACACATAAATGTTTTTATCTGGAACGGAGAGTCCAGCTTCCATTGGTTGTCTATACGCAAAGTAAATATCATCGCGAATACCTGATACTATGTTTTTCCCATTGATGTAAATTGCCAAATCATCAAAAACTCTCTCATAGTATTTTGTTTGACCTTTCCAATTAATATACGATGTGTAAGATCTGACCAGACTTGATATGTATCCATATTCATATCTTTTTGTATAATCTCCTTGGTACTCTAAAACATTTCTCACAAACCAAATCATCGTTGAAACCTTGAAATTTGCAGTAAGATTCATATTGACATAAGCCTGTGTGAAATTTATTGGTACTTCAAGATAGTATTTTGGTATGTCTATGCTTAAAGGAGTTGTCATGTAATAAATCTTCTCTTGCGCAGTCAAAAATACAGTATCATAGATTATATTCACATTTGTCAGGTCAAACGGAGTCACAGTATCTGTAAACCACGATTGAGGATTGAAATATATCTTTATGTAAACTTTTTGATGTTTGAGAGCACATATTGGAAGCCACTTCTTCTTTTGACAAAAGAAGAAGCGAAGAGGAATCAAAAGATCAGATCCATTTATGAGGGGTTCTAGGGCCACAATCTCATCCGCGGTCAAAAAGAGTTCATTATACAAAGTATGCCAATCAGAATCGTACGAGTCTATCAGTATATTATCAAAGTAAAGTTCGTACTTATCAACAAGTGCAACTCCAACTCTATCAATCAAATTTATATTATATGGTAATGTACATTGAAGATACATGGGACCTAAAAGATCCCCACATTCACCAGGATTTATTTTGCACGTTAGAGTATTTCCCAAGTATGGACCCCCTGGTATTGTTAAATTCTTTTGGAAGATGGAAAAGTTTGTATGTTGCGTCAAATTTGGAGTCCAATCTGTATGATCTTTATAAAGGTACCCTTCTTGAGGTCCAACTGCAGCCATTCCGATTGCAGCCCCTGTTGCCATTGTTCGTATAGGTTCAGTGACCAAAGGATCGGGAATAAAAACAGAATCAGGCTTGTAATTTGTCCACTCAAACGCATTTGAATTTGGAACTGCAAATAAAGCATCTCCGTAAATTGCAAGATTATTTGATGCGAGTACAACTTTACTATATGAATTTGTAAGCTTGTTAAACATGTAATAATTCCCATCGGCCAATAAATAATATTTTTTGGGAATTGGTCTTGTTACCGGGGTTGTTTTATTATCAGAGCTTGTATTCGAAGATACATACACATTACTCCCATAAAGATCCATTGCATCCACCGTAACAGTTTCTCCTGATATTGGTATTAAAGTGGGATTCACAGTTAGAAAATCAATTCTTGACCCGTTAGGTAATTTACTCAGATCATAAGATGGGTCGAGAACTATTCTATTATAAAGACACTTGAATGATGCTGCAGGCTTTGGAGTTAAAGATGATACCGTTGTACCTGTACTCACCGTATTCGACATTGGATTTTTAAAATCTATCCCCACGCTGATGCTGGTCATTCCTATAATTCATTAAGATCTTTCTTCCACATATCCGCAGTAGATGTTCTTATAGTCTCCTCAAGGCGGACTCTCAACTCTTGAATACCAGAGTTCAATTCTGTAATCTTCTCCTCTGTGTATTCCTCTGTTCGAGTCTGAAGCATCTCAATTGGAAGCTCAGCTGCATCTAGATCAATCTTGATTGCAGCCCGAGACCTCCCAAAGATCGGGATTTTTCCTTCCATCACCATTTTTATAAACTTAATCTTAGCCTCCATATTCACAAGTTTGTTCGTAATGTATTCTTTGATTGCATTTTTTCGTAGTTTGTAATACTGCAACCTGATTTTAGAATATTCGAAAAGAATCTCTTCTGGGCTCTCGAATTTTTTAATTCCATTTGGAGTCACAAGATACATATTTGTAGTGTGAACCACCTTTCTCGGGCAAGGAAAGTCAACATCTGAAAATATTGTAAATTTGGGATGTTCATCTGTAGAATGATTCTCGTACCGGTATCCATCCGCCTCCAAAGTCTCTTTGAACTTTTGAGTCCACATACCAGGGGGAAGCTCTGTAAGTTCATACATTGTTTCTGACAACTTTCTCACAGTTCCATCAAAAGCCCAAGATGTCTCGTCTATTTGAGTAACTGTACCAGTAAATCCCTTGAACCATGGATTCATTTTTTTCATTGGTTCCCTATCAAGGATTCTCAAGATGTTAGCCTTGATATCAGCTGGATTGAATGGTGGAATCTTGCAAGAAAACCCAGTCCCAATTCCCTCCGATCCATTTATAAGACACATCGGTAATACTGGTACGTAGAATTTTGGGACTCCCGTTCCAACAAGACTATCATCCTTTGCATCAAATATCTTTTTTGTCCACGGAGCAAACTTTGTAAAAATGTACCTCACACTTGCAGAATCTGAACCACCCTCTAGTCTGCTACCAAATTGACCCATTGGCAAAAGAAGATTCATGTTGTTCGAACCAACAAAATCTTGTGCAAGTCCAACAATCGTTCCGTGAAGACTCGTCTCACCGTGATGATAATCAGTGTGTTCCCCAATGTACCCGGAAAACTGCCCCACGTTAATCTCCTTTTCAAGATTATTCTTCTTCTTACCTGCATAAATCACATTCCGTTGACTCGGTTTGAGACCATCCACAAGATGTGGAATGCTTCGATGAATATCCTCCTCTGAAAATTTGATGAAATCCACATTTATAAATTCAGAAACTGGAAGTCTAATAATGTGGCCATAATTTACATATTGATGATTCGCTTCACTCATGTATTTCAAGAGCCAATTCTTTCTTTTTGAAATTTGACTCTTTGAAAACGCAAGCATCATCGAATCATCGGTAGCTCCATCAAAATCAAACTGGACCGTGAGTTTATCAATCATCTTGAAGTACTCCTTCGCCTCTGCAGATGTTGAAGTTCCAAGTCCCTTGTAATACTTTGTTGGCAACCCTTGTTTTGGGGGTGCATTTTTAAAAGACTCTTCAGTGTAAAACCATTCAGACCCTCTCTTCACAACTGGCGTCACCATCGAACAGACGAAACCTATACGAATAAGACTTGGCCAAAATACATGAAACATATTCAGAATGAGACCCTTAATATGAGCACCATCAAGATCAGCGTCAGTCATGATGAGAATCTTTCCGTACCTCAATTTTTTGGTATTTTCATAAACCTCCCCTTGCTTCAACCCCAAAATCTGTTTGAGTTGAGTAAACTCCTTATTCGCCTCCAGATTCTTGATTGCGGAATCTCTCACATTCTTTGGCTTTCCGCGAAGGGGGAAAACTCCGTATTTATTTCTGCCTACAATGGTCAGTCCGGCAATTGCTAGAGCCTTTGCACTGATTCCTTCTGTGACAATCAGGGTACATCCTTCCGACTTGGCAGTTCCGGCCCAGTTGGCATCATCGAGCTCTGGAATTCCCTTAATCTTGGAATGCTTCGAACCATCAGATTTTTTTAGCTTGGAGTGCTCAATGCTTTCCAGGTCCTTGTCTAGACCAGTTGCAAGAAGATCCTTGATGAATTTAGGTTTCAATGAAATTTCACCAGCTGGTATAATACTCTCAAGTTCATTTTTAGTCTGAGAAGAAAACACCGGTTTGTCTATAGTGAGTTTCACACAAACACATAAATGAGGCTTAATTTGCGATACTCGGTGTCCAAGAGCCTTTGAAATCTCGGATACGATGTAGTCAACGTGAGTTCCTCCTTTTGAAGTTCTGATTCCATTCACAAAAGAGTGTTGCTTGAAACCATCTGTAGATCGTCCCACAATAATTTCCCAATTTCCCTGAGAAATCTTTGGCCCAGTTCCAAACTGATCCAGATTTCCAGATACGAGTTCACCATTGAAATAAACCTTCGGAACCCAGAGTCCAGTGTCGATTGCTATTTCCCTCAAAGCATCAATTTGAAAAGAAGGGACTCTTGACATATCAGGATCAAAAGAGACTGTGAATTTACCAGACTTGAGTCTGTATTTTTTTACAACTGGTTCATCACAAATGCTCATATTGTTCCTCCACGTTTGAGAGTACTCCAAGTTGTTTACAGGATCGCATGAAGTTACAGTGAAACGTTTTGAGAATATGTTTGTGAGTTTTGCACCGTACCCATTTCGCCCACCTGTGTACCTTGTTGTGTCATCATCAAAATTAGATGATGTTAAGAGATGTCCAAATATCAATTCAATAAGCCAGATTCCCTCTTCTTCATGTTTGATTACAGGAATGCATTTATTGTTTGATATTGTGACTGTTGTTCCCTCAACAGTAACATCAATATGATTACATTTTGGATCTCGCATGTACTCATCCGATGCATTTACTATAATTTCTTGAAATATCTTATTCATTACATTTTCTATCGGGCCTACATACGTATCAGGGCGAGCTAAAATGTGTTCCCTGTGAGTAAACTTTTTCCAACTCATTTACTTATGAGAGTCTTTATTATTTAATACATATTCACAAGTTCATAAATACCAGAAGGAATCAAAGTTTTGAATGCTTTGTATATTGCTTTAATCGTACTATTTGTGTGTATCAACTGAACTTCGGAAAGTAATTCAAGACCATTGAAATGCTTTGCGAGTTTAGTAACACCCCTTGCAAACAGCACAAGATTAATCTTATAAATTTTTATACACTTGTCGAAATCAATCACCACAATTTGCTTCAATCTATTCTGTGCACAAAAATCATTAATCTTTTGAAGTACATCAATAACTTCATCAATCTTCTCATCAAATTCAGTTGTATTTATTGGTTGAACTTCGACATATATATCAGGTACAAATTCTATGGTCAGGGTATCTGCTGATGGATATACCTTCAAACATCTCTCCATTCCTTCTTTAAATTAAATATTCTTTATTTATAAATGACACCAGAGCAACTTTATGTTATATTTTTTAGCATCATTGGTATGTACATTGTAATAAGTGCACTTGATATTGGTCTTACTTCAGCATCATCTAAGAAGACTGGTTCTTTTGTAAATGGCGCTGATATTTGGACCAAAGTTATCTTCGGAATGCTTTCTGGTCTGGGCATAATTTACTTTGTAAACACCGCCTCATCAGGAGGTTCTTCCAGTGCAAACACAATTTCAAGAAACATTTACAGAGGAGCCAACTAGTTTATTTTGTAGTTGTTCTAATAAATGGATAAAGCTGGTATGCTAAAAATATTGTGTATACTTTTAGGCTCTGTGCTCGTATTAAACTCCATCTTTGCTCTTATAAATAAGAATAATCCAGCAGGTCAGCAGGAATATCCAGGTCAGAATATGATAGTCTCAGTGATATACATGTTAATGGGCGTTGTTCTGGTTGGAAGCGCTGTTAATCTCGATGCTTAGTGCTTGCATCTTTTCCAAAAATATCTTTCTGCACAACTTTCTTTTGGGGTCGGTAACAGCCTTCTTCCAATGTTTCTTTATGATATTTGCAGCAAACCATTCATTCATTTTTGGATTTATCGGAACTACACAAAAATTCCAGTCAAGGTTAGGAAATTTTTCAACATGCTCAGGTTTCAAAGTAGGATTAATAGAAACTCCATAATAAAAGTCCCAATGAATAACTGACATATTTTCAAATATAATATCAACAGGAATTATATTTGAAATACTCCAGTCACCGGGATGAGCTTTTATTATTTCTATATCACCCTCTTCATACTTTGAAATTGTAACAAGTCTTTTGATCCATGGAAGATCCATATTTTTCTTTATAATACTCCATGATGCGTGCATTGTGTGATCTTCCCAGTCATATTCACTATACCGATGTCTAAAAAATCTCAAAAAATCAATCTCCTCTTCATCAATGCTTTTGAAAAACAATTCATGAATAGACCAAGGAAGATCTGGTGACAGTATCATAAAATCAGTGTGACACGTCTCAGACAAAGTAAGGTAACTCCAATCCAATGGATATTCCCTAAATTCAAAAATCTCATTGTTATTGATAACCCTTGAAATGGCACGCCAATCCCAATTCTTTTTAGGAAACTCCCTCACAATTGAAAGATCAAAGTTAAATCCTCGTGAAATTCCACGCCAATTCCAATCTTTATCGGGGAAACGCCGAATCCAATGATAGGTGAAATTCTTATTTCTTTGGAGACCGAACCAATTCCAATTTTTGTCTGGATACTTTTCCAAAACTTCAAGTACAAGCTGAGGATGCTCAGTATACTCTGAAAAGTTGGAAGTTTCATTTAAACTTCTCAACAAAGCTGTTTTTAAATAATGGGAAAATCTCGTCATTTATAATTTTTGCATTCGAATCTTTTAAATCCAAGTATGCATTCCAAGAAGTTTCTTGATCTCCGGTTCTTACAAGCCTTTTGAGCTCTAAAAGAGCTCCTTCATAACTCGTCGCTCTCACTTCTGTTCCATTTTCAAATTTGAATCTTTTTTCTCTTGTTTTACAGCAGTTGAACATTTTGTAAGTACTCGTTCAAGCTTCCCTTTACTTCGTTCCAAAGGTTTAACTCTCTTGAGTTGTAATTCTTCAGTTGCTGCAGGAGTTTTATTTATCTGTGTAAAGTTTACATTCTGAATTATAGGAATCTGAAAGTATTCATCAGCCATATTCACTATTAACGGTTTCTCAATACCCCTAAACTCCTCGATACTAAGTGGCCCTCCAAACATTTTGAGACATTCTTTATTCGGAGCTCTTACTATTGCAGAACCAATTTTTGTCTCCATTCTCTTTTTCATAAGAACTATAAATTCATAAGTATCTGATCTGTGCCTATCAAAAGCATAAGCTTTCATGCAACCCCACGAACAAAAGTACCCAGTTGTGCTAAATACATTAGATTTGAATTTATAAGGCCAATGAAGTGGTTGTCCTTCAAATGTATGACAGCACCACCAGCAGGCTGCCATTGACTCTTAAAGAAACATGCTCTTTATATATAAATGTTACTTCTGAGCATTGATGTAGGAATTATAAATTTGGGAATGTGTCTCATAGATATGAAGACTAAGAAAATTCATCAATGGGATTCAAGCGGAATACCTCCAGAAAGTAAAAAAGGACTCTTCTACAGTCTACATGATCATTTGAAACAACGCCCGTGGACTCTTACAGCTTCTAAAATTCTCATTGAGAAGCAACCAGATAGAAATAAGAAGATGAAGTCAGTAGAACATTTCATAACTTCTTACTTCATTTGTAATGAAAAGGATATACAGGTTTATGATGCACGACACAAGATTCCAGATGTTGTGGGTGCCGGTAAGGAGATGTATCGAAAGAGAAAGAACATGTCTATCAAAAGATGTGATGAGTTTATCAGACAATATAATCAAGAATGGGTTGATTTCTTCATGAGTCACAAGAAGAAGGATGACTTGGCAGATGCAGTTATGCAAGCTCTCAGTTACAAACCAGTAGAACCCACACCCGAAGCCCCAAAGAAAACTCCAGTTGCTAGAAAACCAACTCTTCATCAAAAAAATACTGCATATTCTAGATCAAATTTAGCCTGGTTTATAAAAAACAATGTTCCATTAGATAAACGATTTGAAAAGGATCTCAAAAGATACTATTCAAATATTGAAGAATTAAAAACTGAGTTTAATATAATATGAGTGCAGTAATTATTATCTTAGTACTTTTTTTAGCTGTTGCATCATCATGTGGAATAGCTATATTCAAATGTAAAATACCCGTAGTGAAGACTTTTTTTAATAGTTGTTCAGGGTCACCTTCTCCCAGCCCAGGTTCAACAGCACCTTCTCCCAGCCCAGGTTCAACAGCACCTTCTCCCAGCCCAGGTTCAACAGCACCTTCTCCCAGCCCAGGTTCAACAGCACCAAGTACCAATCCATCAACAGCACCAAGTACCAATCCATCAACAGCACCAAGTACCAATCCATCAACAGGAACGGGTATGCGATGTCCTTTACCTAATGGATTTGGTCAATGGAAATCACTTGCAACACATGCAATTAGTTTAACTACACCGTATATGAAAAATGATGTTATATTCAATGTTGATAATTCTGGAAATCTTACATTCTACGTTTCATTAACAGATAACAATACTGATGAATATAGTCAACCATCATCTAATTGGGGATCTTGTGCAGATACACCTGATGGAATTAATAATCAATATCTTATAAATCTATCAATAAACGATCTAGGTGATTTTTTCATTTATTGTGCAGGCATTTATGGAGCATCTCCAGTTGCAACGCGTGATACTGATTGGATGAATAACTTTAATTACTATTTTGTTTTGATGTCTGTTTATTCTGTAATACAGCAGAGTGGGAGTTCGTTTTCACAGAATCAACGCAGTATGATCCAGAATTATTTAACAGCTGATCTTCAGGCACATAATAATAATAGTTTATAATAATGGCTTCATCTGATCCAAATATCACAGATTCTTTATATTATACTCCATTGTTTGCGAGTGCCATGTCAACACTCAGAAATGGAACTCCACCTAGTGGTGGATCTCAATTAATTACAACATATACAAAAGCCACAGTGGGTCTTCAATATTATATGGCTGGATACTGTTATGCCAGGGGGATCTCAATTCCTAGTAATTTTGTAACTGTTATAGACACCACAATTACTGACTCTTTATATTATACTCCACTGTTTACGAGTGCAATATCAACACTAAGAAATGGAAATACCCCAACTGGTGGATCTCAGTTATTTACAACGTACACAAAAGCCACAGTGGGTCTTCAATATTATATGGCTGGATACAATTACTCTAATAGTACCTCAAGTCCTTCCCCCGAACCAATCAAAACTATACCTTTAACTTATATAGCTGAAACTCCTGTAATTATGCGTGCAAGCCCATCTCTTGATTTAAATATTAATGACCCAAATACCTGTGAAATATCTCTAGAAAATCCTGGTCCAGCTGTTATGTTAAACAGTGTATATCCAACACTTCCAGCCATACTTACAGGTAAATATATCCAAATGGATAATACTACTGATGGAATATATTTTTATATTACCTATGGTTACGGTGGTGGATATTCTGCATTGACAGGATATTTTGTTGATAATTTTAATAATAAAATTACAAATCCAAGTACTTACATCAAAAATATGGCAGATTTACGTTTAGGTAATTTCACAGTTGGAAGTTTAGTACCTCCAAGCCCCAGTCCCAGTCCCAGACCATCCCCCAGGCCCAGTACCAGTCCAACCCCCAGTCCCAGTACCAGACCATCCCCCAGTCCTCAACCTTATTCACCATTGCCTACTAGTGATGTTTCTTTAATTTTCCAAGATGATATTCCTGCTATTCCAAGTTCAAATCCAGTACTTAAGTTAAATATCGATGATTTAAATAATATTTACATTTACATTGATAGTGCAGTAACCACAATCAAAAGTGTGTATCAAACACTTCCATCCATACTTACAGGTAAATATATCAAAATGAGTAATATTACCGATGGAATATATTTTTATGTTACTAACGGAGATACTACTAAGTATACCGCGCTATATGGATATTTTGTTGATAGTTATAATAATAAAATTACAAATCCAAGTACTTACATCAAAGGATTAAACCTAAATCCTTTTTTTTCAATTGGTACGTTAATCATTCCTCCATCCAGTCCTCAACCTTATTCACCATTGCCTACTAGTGATGTTCCTTTAATTTTCCAAGCTGATATTCCTCAGATTCCAAGTTCAAATCCAGTACTTAAGTTAAGTAACGGTGATTTAAATAATATTTACATTTACATTGATAGTGCAGTAACCACAATCAAAAGTGTGTATCAAACACTTCCATCCATACTTACAGGTAAATATATCAAAATGAGTAATATTACCGATGGAATATAT